GTAAAACACGCCCCAAAAACACGACCATGCGAAAAACAGAAACTATATGACCAAGAAAATAATTCCCATAACCAAGGAACACGATTTCCATAACCAAGAACCGTAACTATATAACCAAGAAACATGTTCATGACCAAGGCGTTAAAAACGCTGTTTTGTACCGTAATTATGCGAGTATGGCTATGTCTGGAACTGGTCTTTTGGGGGTTTCTATCTTCGCCGGATGATCTCTTGCGCTCGCCATACGAGGTCGGCGGGCGTGGTGTGGAACGCTTGCGCAAGCTGCGTGATCTGGTTGATCTTGATGTCGCGTTCTGCGGAGAGTATGCGCATGAGAGTGCTTACGGGGATACCGGACGCTTCGGATAGTTCGCGCACGGTCATACCGCTAATGGCTCTTTCAGCGGAGACGGCTTTCGCGACAGCTTGGTTCATGTCCATACGTTTGGAACACTCACGCGGCGTGAGAGAGCAGGGATAAAAGTGTCCCCGCCCCGGACGATGCCGAGACGGGGACAAGGGGAGAGATAGTTAGCGGCCTGCCTTCTGAATGTCAGCAACCTGCTTAACAGTCATGCCAAGGAGTAGGGCGATTGTCTCTTGCGAGTAGCCTTCCTTCGTGTAGAGCTGCGCACTGCTCACCAAGTCACCGTCCTCGAACTCGGCGGCAAACACGGGAGTACTTACGATCACCGAATAACTGAAATACGACCAGTCTTTCTTCGGGCCACCTTCGCGGAACACTTGCTTCTTCCCACCGTAGATGGGGAAGAACTTATCGGCCTGCGGGTCGTAGGCGATCAGGCGCTCCATGTGGCGCTTGCGTTCTTTAGCGTCCTTAGCGGAGTCCACGTCATGCAACGTGTCTTTGAGGAGCTGCGTGAGGCGACTGACACGCTTCAGCCTGTAAGGGCCGGGAGCTTCCATCAGGTGCCTATAGAACGCGCTGTCAACGTTCCTGAAAACCTTGCTCTCAAAAACGTGGTTGAGGTCGTTGTAGTACAAGCCCTTGTACATGTCCCGCGTCGGCGGGCACTCGACAAAGTTACGTACCACGTCGCACAAGCCTTCCAACACTGGCTGCTCAAAGTCTTGATACCAGCCACCGTCAACGGACATGCGGAACACTTGCTTCCCGTCTTGCATGAGCTTGTATAGCCACGTCTCAAACCCATAGCGTCCGTCAAAAGTCGCTGTGTAGGCGAGGCCCGTGAACGTCTGGTCGATATTCACGTTCGGGCCTTTCGTGCGCGCTGCGTAAATCGAACCGGAGTACAAAAGCGCGCTTTCCTTGTTCATCGAGCAGACGAGCCTAACGGGGCCTTCTGTGGAAGCGAAAGTGAAAGCGTCATCCGGCTCTCTATCCTCGGCGGGCTTTTCTTCCGCGTCCTCGTGGGCTGACACTGCCTTACGGTCAGGCATTCCAGACTTGATTTCAAGCTCGCGTTCTTCGCCGCCCGCCTCCATCTCGTCAAGCGAATAGGTCACCTCAAAACACGTGGTGAAGCAATCGTTCTTAAAGTCGTAAGCCCGCAAGCATGAAGCGTGCTCAGCGTATTTCTTGGGGACAGTCGGCACGAACCACGTGAACAGGTTCGTATCCAAGTCCCATAGGAGCGAAATACCGTCCTCTACATACGGGTGGGTCTTGACGAACTTTTCCGCCGCCTTCCGAGAGTCGAACACTCGACTAGGTGACCATTCTTCCTCCCCGGCGGGAGTGAACTGCGGGCGCTCAGCCCACAAGTAATAGTCCTCACCGGACTGGCAGACGAACCGAGCGGGAACACCTTCGGGAACGATATCGTCACCGGGGCCGTCAATCGCGATCTCGCTAATATGCGCGGCTTCACGAATGATGGTCTCTAAGGTTTTCAAGACCTCGCTGATATCCCAACCGGCCTCAGTGTCATTGAGAATACGGTGAAGATTAGCTTCTAGGTTGAGCGCCCACTGGACGTGAGTGTGCTCAACGCGCCACTTCTTGCCTTCTTGTTTGATTGTCGCGTAAATACCTGCTTGCGCCATGACGAGCCTGCTTTCTTACTTGTCGGCCATTGACCGTTGGAGTGCGGCAACCTGCTTAACGGTCACGCCGAGGAGTAGTGCGATGGTGGGCTGACTGTAGCCTTCCTTCGTATAAAGCAGGGCTTCCATCTTCGGTTCTTGCCCGTGAGCGCGCACGGGAACGCTCACTACGTTTTGGTAGCTACAAACCGCGAGTGCTTCACGTATACGGGCTTGGATATCGCGCGCGCCGCCGAGAATCATGCCAAGCCTCCCATCGCGCTTGACCGTGAAACAACGGTCTGCGTGACGGTCTCGATCTTCCTGAGTTTCAGCCTCCTCAATATCCCGATAGGTCGCCGTCAAGAGGTTCACGAACTTCGCCACGGGGGGCATGTCTGCTGCGTCGGGGTTTCGTCGGTTCAGCATGTCGATGAAGTCCATTACCTGACGGTATCCGTAGGGGAAGTCGATCTTCTCGTTAAAGACTGCGTGCGGGTCGTTGTAGAGCAGGCCCTTCGTCATCTTCTCGGTCATGTCGTCTGGGTCGTAGGTGGCGACCGTCGTGTAGAGACCTTCGAGGAACATGTCGCCGTCTTGCCCGTCGATCTTCGGGGTGTGGCTCCACCGCCATACTTGCTTGCCGTTTTGCATGAGCTTGTACACCCATGTGTCGAACCCGAAACGAGTGTCAAGCACAGCCGTGTAGGTCAGTCCTTGGAAATCGCGCCTGACGCGGGGCGTTGTAATTGAGTAGATGCTTCCGGTTACCGTGGTGGCCGGGCCGTCGTCGTGGCGCTGCATGGTGTAGTTGATTGTTTCGCCTGGGAGGTGCGCGGGCGTGTAGGTTTCGCCCTTCTCTGGGCCTTCCTCGCTGGGAGAAGAACTGTCACCAAAGAGGGGAATAATGTCCTTACTGCTACTCCTGCCGAAAAACTCAACGCCCTCGATCTCCGGGGCCTTCATTTGCTCAAAGCTGTATGTCACGCGGCAGCAGAACGCATACTGTCTGGTCGCAAAGTTATATGCCCGAATACTGTAGTAGTCGCCTTCGGTGAACCATGTGAACGTGTTCGCATCCAAGTCCCACAGGAGTGAAACAGCGTCCTGAACATGATTGTGGGTGAATATGAACTTTTCTGCTGCTTTACGGGTCTTAAAAACTTTGGAGACAGAGAAGCGGTATTCCTTCGGGCGGTCCTTCGAGAGTTCTGCACCACCTACACAGAAGCATTCTTTCTTGTCGCGCGAATAGACTAAGTACTCGCTAGGAGTCTCATCGACCGATTGCTCAAAGTACTTATAGTCGTCTTGGAGATATTCAACCGCGCTGATATGTTCACAGTCGCGGATAACGTTTTTAAGAACATTCAGACACTTGTCTGCCTGCGTCCGTTCAGGGTCTTGGAGCAGATAGTTCAATACGTGGTGAAGATGCAGTGCCCATTGCACGGTGACGTGTTCTAGGACGTATTCTCCGGTTTCAGGGTTCTTCTGGATGGTTGCGTAAACGCCGCGTTGTCCCATGATGGGGCCTCCGTTTTCTTTTGGTGGAGTGATTGTCTTACCGCTAGGAAATGTTTCCTCTCGCCGCGTGAGCGTGGTTAAAAAAATCCGGTCCCACGCGCTGTACTCAACAAGCGCGCGGGACCGAGTATGAAGTATTCAGATTTTCCGAACGGTTGGGCCTGTGCTCAACAGGCGCGCGGGGCCGGGCTTAAGACGGCGAGAATCTTGCTTACAGGCCGCGCTGGACGGCTGACACGTCCTTAACGCTCATGGCAAGAATCAACGCGATACGTTCTTGCGTATAGCCTTCTTTCGTGTAGGCCAAGACGCTTTCTCGGAATGGCCGGTCTTGGGCTTGCGGGTGAACCAGCGGAGAGCCTGCGAGGTCTTTGTAAGCGATGACATGCGTGCGAGGCCCAGTGGCCTGTTTCGCTTTCTTCTTGGCTTCTGCCGCGCCGATAGCCTGCGCGAACACGCCGTTTTGCCAGTCAACGATGAAGTACGTGGTTCTAAGGCGCGTTTTTTCTTGCCGGGTTTCCGCTTTTTCTATCGCTTTGAGTGTCATTGCGGCGCTGAGTGTTAGGCGTTCAGCTAGGTTCATCTCACCGGCAGACAGTCCTTCACTGCGCGGAACGCTCACGTCACGCACACCCGCGTAGATGTAGACCTTGTAGGTGTCGAGGAGAAGATGTTTAGCTTTGTCTTGGAACAAGGTCCAGTCGTCGTTGTAGCGTAGGCCGTCTTTCACGCCGATCATTAGCTCATCGCGGTTATCGGCAATATGCCTTGCGGTGGTGCATAGTGACTCGAATACGGCTTCCCTCATGTTCTTATAGGTAGAGGGATTAGCGCTTGTTCTAAACACGGGTTTTTCGTCGCGGTAGAACGTGACGATCAGAGTGTCGTAACCGAACCGCTTGTCGAGGACGATCTTGAACGAGGTGGGTTCCCACTGTTCGTGTTCTTTGCCGTGAACAAGGATTTTCTCAATAGTCCCGGTGAGACTGGTTTCCGTGTTTTCTTTGCCTTTCCGGTACTCGATAACTATTGGCCGGATTTTGCTCTCATATTCCTCTGGGGGACGCTGCTCTAAGGGTGTGCGGTAAAGCGGGATTTCAGGAAGTCGGTGGCGTGATTCGCCGTTGATAGCGTTGACTACGGCCCGACGATCACACATCTGCTCGAACGAGTAAGTCACGGCAGAACAACTCTCAACCTTCTCTAGGCCGAAATTGAACGCGACAAAACTGTAGCGCTTGCCCGGAGCGGTGAACCACGTAAACGTGTTCTCATCTAAGTCCCACAAGAGGTTCTTACTCATTAAAACGGGAGAGTAGTGGTTGTAGATCGCGTCGAGAGCTTCCTGTCGGGAATCAAACACTCGCTCATCAAAGTCACGCTCAAACGCTGGCACATCACTAGAGAGCCGCATGTTTGCGACTAAAAGTTTTTGCTTCTTATCTTCCGTGAATAAAGCAGCCCAATCGTCGGGAGCTTCAGCTTCTTCTGCCGAGCACTCTGTGATTGCGTGGATGCTTTCGCAGTCCTTGATGACTTTCAGTAAGACATCGAGGACTTTATATGGGTCCCAGCCCTGCTGGGGTAGAGACATCATGTGGTGGATTGAGTCATGGCTGATGCTCGTGTTTCCCACTTCAACGATACGGACGAGCGTTTTCCCGTCCTTGCGTTGGTTAATGGTCGCGTAGATACCTTCTGACATGCTGCTTCTTTCCTTTCTGGTAAACGAAATAAGGTGCATTCTCACTTAGAGAACCAGCTAGACGAGCAACAAACACCGCTTAAAACAAGGGGAGTGCCCATGTCGCATATAAACGCGACACAGGCACTCGCACTGTGTGTTTCTGGTTCTAGCCCTTCACCGGGTCTTGACGGTTCTTGTCGGGCCTGATTCCAGCCAAAATAGTCGCCATCCAGACGAGTCAACCATAAGGCAATCAAGCACATGGCTAATGGTCAACGGCTCATGCAAAAAACATCTGACAGTCCTACCCGTACCGCCATCAAAAGAACGCCCCTTACAGTCATCGAAAATCTCAAACGTCACTCGCACCCAATGGAAGATGTCTGTTGGCTGAGGTTTCGTCTGAAAAATGCTCACCCGGTAGTTGATCGGGGGAGCGCTGGGCTTTGTTGGGTCGGGCAGGGAGAGTATGCCGCCCGTGTGGATAGCGCCGCGCGGTCTTTGCCACTCCATCACGGCGGTTCCGGCCCGAGTGTCCACGGTTTCACGGTTACGGTTCATGAATTACTTCCCCGAGCATTCTTTCGCGTGAGAGTACAAGGTGTTCATGTCTTGCAGTGATACGCCTTGGACGCTGCTAGTGTCTTGGATTTGCCGGAGAACACGGTCGCTGATCTCTCCTTGGCTTTTCTCGACCATGCACTGAGAGACGCTGGCACTGTAGCCGCCGAACTCTAGGACACCGCCCGGCACATATTCTTTAGCCCACGGGTTGTATTGGACGAAAAGGTAAATGAGAGCGGTGAGTACCGCGAGCCAAATGAGAGTCTTGACTAGGCCAATAGTCTTGAAGATGAGCTTAACCAAAACACGTGTCCTTTCTGAAGAAAGCATCTCTACCAACCGGGTTGACTGGTAGAGAGGCTAGTCACGTTCTTTCCTCCACGGTTAAACGCTTAAAGCTATGCGCCTGTCGCGCTTATTCCCACGGCCACTTTTGGGTGATGCCACGTTCAAGGAGAGGAATCATGTTGAAAGCGTTATCGGTGAGGCCACCGAACGTCCATCGCAAGGGCCGTGAGGCTCCCTGTGCTACGGCGTATCCATCGAGGTTCCACGTGAACACGGGAGTGTTCTCAGCGAAACTGTCGAGAACGCCATCGACTGAGCGGCCCCAAGAGTTCATTGAGGTCTGTTCGTCAGTCAAAATGATGACGCGATCATACGTTTCACCGTTCGCGTATGCGTACTCGATAGCGCGGTCAGTGTAAGTTCCGCCGTAAGAACTGGGCATGGCTTCCGTCGCGCGCAAAAGGTCGCGAGTATCTACTCGAATATCCTTTGCGTTTTCTGCGAAAGCGACGACGCGAACGTTTTCGCCTCGGATAGCGAGCGCAGCCGCAAACACGTTAGCAGCGTCCTGACGAGTCAAACTAGAGCGCTCAGACAAGACGGCGTGCATTGAACCGGACGTATCAAGGAGAACGAGAGTACGGCCCTTGAGTGCGGGAACCGCCGACAAAGAGGCGTTAGCTGCCCGCTGCAAAGCAGGAGCGAACTCTAACGGCGTGTTCTTGTAGGCAGAGTAGAACGCGACGGGGAGAGTACGCGAGGCGCGTGCTTCTTCACGGTCTCCAATACGCTTTGATGCAGCGTCTAGCAAACTGTCGGGAACGTCCTCTGTTTCTGCGATACGACGCAAGCTCATGCGCAGCGCCGTGTAGCCCATAAAAGGAACAAGGGACTCCCACACGCTCGCGGGAACCTTACGCAAAGCACTGGAAACAACTTCAATACTCAAAGCTGCTTCCTTAATGACCTTCTCACTATCGGGGCCAGTTAGGACTTTGATCTTTTCCTCAACAGGTAGAGACAGGAACGCTCGACGCGCACGAATAGTCTCCAATCCCTCAGCAGAGTTAGCTTTTCCGTATGACTCATCGAGGACGAGGCGAACAAGGCGAGACTGTGCCTCATTACGGGGGGAGAGGTGTACGAGGTTGATAACATCCCGCAGCTTGACGGTGCCTGAGTTCATGCGCCCGTTCCACTTCAAGTACGAGCGCTCATTCAAGAGCGCCTTGAGAGCGTCGGACACGCCTCGACGCACACACGAGGGGACGTTTCGACCATAGTTGCTCAGCCACCCGGCAAGGAAATCGCCGGTTTCGTCCAAACGGCCAATGGAAGCCCTAACGATCTCGCGATTGTAGCCAGAAAGCCCAGCTTCAAGACGAGCCTTAACGACACTCATTGCGACGATCATGGGGACAGAACGCAGGCCAACATCTTTACGGAGCCAACCCACAAGCCCGAGAACCCATTCAGGAGAGTTCAATACTTCTTCTTCGCGTGCGAGGCGCTGAATACGCTCAGTGCGTTCGTTAGCGGTTTCGTAGAACGTGTCCTCATTCAGTGAGGTGACGGCAGTGAGAAACAGTTCGCTCTTAGGGGTGCGGGTATAACCCAAGGCACCTTCATGAGTGAGAGCAACGCGGTCTGTGGTAGCGACCGGCGTGGTTGCAGTGTTTTTAGGGCGAGCGGTTCGCGTATTCATGCGCGACATAATTGCCTCCATTATTGGCGTGTTTATTTAGAAAAAAGAGGTGGCGTTAGAGGAAAGACGAACTAGGTGAAAAAACATCCACTATGTAGTAACCCAGTTCAGCGCTTCTAACGCCACCAGCGGAGCGAGTGGGAGTCGAACCCACGGAACGAGTTGTTTCCCGTTCACTTCATTAGCAGTGAAGCCCTTTCGGCCACTCAGGCACCGCTCCTTTGGGGTGCCCCCTCCCCAAGGAAAGCAGAGTCAGTATTGACAGCAGGGAGGAGGCGTATTGAGTTATGTTGTTGTGAACTGCGCACACCTGAATGATGTGTACCTAAATTGTAGGAGTATGGCAGTTCGTTAAGCAAGCTACTTTGGTGTGAACTAGGCCACTAGCGAGCGTCGTTCAGGCCACGAGCAACCGCACCCATCGCACGCTTACCCCCACCACCAAGCAACTGGCCCACACCAAACAACGCGCTCGCGGTGAACCCAAACGCGCTACGCCACGTCTTACCGAGGAACCCGATATCGTTGCGCTTCCACGTGTCAGTAGTCCACTCCCACGTGCGCTTACGACCACGCGACAGATAGCGGGTGGCGGCATACATGGCCGCTTGAGTGTCGTCATAGCGGCGCATACCAGTCGGAACCCCGTGTTCTTCACTCCATGTGGAACGGTCGAACTCTTCCCCGGCAATCGTGATGTGTTGGAGAGTCGGGAAAGCAGCGAACATTTGCCCGATGCTCTTACGCCCCTCAAACCCGAGATCAGGGCACACATACGACATGTAGAACTGCCATGAGTCAAACGACATGCGGCGTAGGTTGTGCATCTCGCGAATCATCCGCCAGTTCGCAATAGGAGCGATATTGCTTGACCGTACTGCCTCACGCAGGTACTCGGGGATAGCTTCAATGTCCCATTCCTCAGCGACCTTAGTCTGATAGGCAACGCCATTGAGGATGACGAGGCCACCGGCCACGCCCAGACGCTTCACGCGGCCCCAGTCGCCAACCCACTGGCGCATATCCTGATAGATCGCGTCCTGAACGCCGTCGGGAGTGAGTTCTTGCGCGTGGATAGTGCGAGGCGTGCCCTTGTTGAACGAGAACCCGCCGTACTGGTTCGGCGTGACCGGGCTAGTGGAGTAGTCCCATCCGGGAGCGGGTGCCGTCACGTCGTTCATGCGAGCATTCACCGGCACGGGAGCATCATCGGGAATGTCAGGCATGATCGGCGCGGGAGCGCTCACAACAGGCATGGCAGGAGCAGTCGTAGGCTTAGGCTCCTCGCCCCACCCGCCGACGGTTTCCGCCTTCTGGGCGGGCGCAGTGTCAGTGATCGACGCGAACGCCGAGTCATCCCAAGCGTCCTCTTCTTCCATGCGCAACGGGTCCGCAGCGTCCTCTTCGGGGAACTCATTGGGATACACGCGGGCAAACAGTTCGCGTTCAGCGTTCACTGGGTTTTCCGACCGGTTGAACGCCGCATAGAACTCAGCAGAGGAGTACATGTACTTCGGGCGCAAGTCCACGAGCCATTCTTGCCACGTCCCCGGATACCCGGCTTCCTTCACGACGAGGTTCGCCGCGTCGGAGAGCTTCTGTAGGGTTGCAGCGGCCTCAGCGCGTGACACTCCCGCGCGTTCAAGGTAGCCAATGAACCCCAAGGCCGGGTCAAGTCGCCCATCATCAAGGGACACGTCCTTGCGGACAGAATCAACGTCCACGCCCGCACGCTTCATGTATTCCACGGAGAACGGCCAGCAGTACCCGTCCTCTTCGGCTTCCGCATACAGGAGACCAGGACGGAACGGGAGAGCAGTTTTAGCTAACTGTTCATCACCCTTCACGAGAGCACGCTCAATGTTCGGGCCGTTGAAGTCTTGCACGTAAGCGAACGCGCGCACCGTCTCAGAGAGCTTGTCGTGCATGAACCCGTTCGGGGAACCCTGATTGAGGTACTGGGGGCGTTCCTTGTTGTAGCCGATAAACGCATCAGCAGCAGTCAAGGACGAGGCGAACGAGAACACGAAATTATCCATGTTCCCCAGCTTCACGGTCACACCCTGAGTACGGTTCAACGGGGGTACGAACGTTGAAACAGGAGTAGGAGCCACCTCATGCTGACCAATGAGGAAGATATCGCTCACGGCCTGCTCACGGTTCTTATAGTTCGCGTTACCAATCGTCGTGATCTTGTCCGCGCTCATGCGGATACACTCACTGAACATTGAGGCCCACAAGTGAACCTCAGTGATCGCATCCTTGGGTTTCTTCTTCTCATCAAACCCGGACGCTTCCCACGTGTCATAGCTGTTCACGTAATCAGCGGGACGCGCGTACTTAGCGAGCTGTACAAAGAACCGGCTCATCGACAAGCCGACGTTACTGATCTCATCGAAAACGAACGATACGCCCTTCTTGCCGCCCAACTGTTCGGCAACGTCCTCGCCGTTCGTGCGAGCAAGGAGAATGCCCATAGCGAGAATCATGTACCGGATGTAAGCGACCGTACCGAGCAGACCGGGGTAGCTTTCCCCTTGGAAGCCGAGCGGCCTCAAATAGGACGGGACGTGAGCCATGCGGCCCAGTTTTTCTACCTGATCGGCACCGAAATGCCCAAACAAGTCCGTGCCCTTCTCGCTACCGAAATCAGGGCCGTTAATGACGAACGCATTCGGGTTGATCTCTAGCAGGAGGGAAGCCATATCGGGCTTATTGTCCGCAAGACCAAGGGCCTTACCGGCAATGAGCATCGCCGCAAGATACGCCTGAGTCATCAGGCCCTTACCGGAACGAGAACCCGCTAGGACAACATGCAGGCCACTCTTCGCGAACGCGGACAGGGCCTTGGACGTGTCAACAATGGTCTCATCCAGTCCGAGGCCGAAAATAGCGACGGTTTCAGCCCGCAGGTTCGTGCCTTGACTCATCTTGGCTTCAAGAATCTTGTAGGCGAAAATCGGGGCGGCGTTAGCGAGAATCGTATCCACGTCATAGCGGTGTTCCCACATGAGGCTGCTACGAACCGGCGCATACGACCGGCTCTTATTACCCGCAGCCACACCATAAGCGCGTTCCACGGACTCTTTAGCGATATCGTCACCTAGTTCCTCATGGTGCGTGAGGGAACGCAGCTTGAGCTTGGTGAGGGTTGCTCGACTGTTGACCTCAAACGAGGACACGAGGAAACACGTTGTCATCGCATTGTAGATACGTTCCAACGCACCTGACACGCTGTTCTTCACGCTCTTAGACGTGTAATCCTCACCGTTACTCGCGGCCCGCAGGAGAAGTTTCTTCACGACAGCTTGAAGCATCGTTTCCAAGCTGGGTTTCACTTCTTGTTCGAGGTAGGTTTCCCACTTGGAAGCCGCAGGGTGGCGCGGATACGTGTCCGGTGACGTGGGGTCAAAACCGCGCCCGAAAGCGTATTCGAGCATCTTGTAGGGGAAGTAGAACTCGGTGTCTTTCGCATACACCGCGCCACTAGAGTCTTTCCCGTTGACGACGATCTCAGCGATCTCGTTAATGTCCCTCGTGGGCATGGCTTCCAACTGGGGGACAAGGCCCTTAATGACCTTCCATGTTTCCATCGTCACCGAGTCCGGTAGGCGCATGAACGCCCGGCCCTCGTCGTTGATCGCCAACACGCGGCCCTTAGAGTCCTTCCCGTCCGCACCCGTGTTTTCGGGGGCGAGAATACCGAAAGGTTTAATGACCTCATAGCCGGAGGAGAAGATTCGCGTGTATTCTTCCGCGATCAGTTCGACGCGGGCGAAAATCACTCCGTTAAAGAACGACAAGGCTTCATCGGGCACAGTCTTGTCCGGCTCACGTTCCCCGTTGAGAGCGTCAATCACTTCTTGAATCGTGATGCTCTTAGAAATCGTGTCGAACCCGAGTTCTTCGCGCTGTTCTTTCGGTAGGGCATGGAGATACAGAGCGGCAGACAAAGATTCGTTCTCACAGTCACACATCACGCCGTGGAACTGTTCTTTCGTGAACTGTCCCAGAAGCGAGCTGCTTGCAACGACAGGGAACCACTCGGGCTGAGAGTCAAGCGGAGACAAGTCCCACGTGAGAGCTGCAATAGCATCAAGATAAATCCCGCCACGCTGAGCAGCGGCCTTCAACAGTCGCAACAGGCTCATGCGCAGTGGGGAAGCCTCAAACTCAGCGAGACGCGCAGCCAACCCGTCATCTTCAGGCGCGCGGAAAGCATCAACCGTCTCAACGGCTTCCTCTTCGTCGGGCATACGCGGGCGCGTACACAACCCCGACAGGAACGTCTCTAGCGTCCCGCCAATCATGTCCGCAGAATACGTTTGAGGTGAGAGCTGGAAACTGTTCATCACCATGTCATAGGGCTTCACTTGCACGTACTGGCCCATTTGAGACAAGTCAACAGCGAACTGCAAGGGAACGGGAGCGTCCAACAGGAGCGGGCGAGCATCCACGCCACCACCTTGAGCTTCCGCGTAAGCCTCACGCTCACGACGCAACGCGCCCGCAAGCAACTCAATACCCATCACGTTCTCATCAGGGATACGGTAAATCGCGCCAATACGAGTGCCCTCAGTGAAGAACCGCGACAAGTCCACGCCCTCAAACATGCTTTCCGGCGCGACAATCACTTCCAACGCGCCGAACTGCTTATACGACAACGCGCGCAACGGAGAACGCCGCGAATCAGCGTTCTTCGGGTTAGCGGGAGTCAACGCGCCCTTATTCGCCCCATGCTTTTCTACATACACGCCGTCATGGGAAATAATCAGGCTCTTCACCGTGTTAGGAGTCCACGAACCGTAATCCGTGCCCTCACCGTCGGTGACCCAATGACCACCTAACGCCTTCAACACGTCATCAAAAGACACCATGCCCAGTGTCACCTCTCTAGTCGTGCCCACACTAAGGGCAAAGAAAGTTACCAACCTACAACACCAAAAAACGTGGGGGAGAGAGCATAAAAACGTGAGCCGCACGGCCCATCGAGGCTAAGACCGTGCGGCTCACGCCGTATTTATTCACTGTGAATCAACTGGAAGCAGCACAACCGCCAGCACTCACATATCCAATGCTACAAGCCGCCAGTCATTCTGTCAGTAACACGCCTAAAAAGCACAAGGCCCGCGCGGCCCACCGGAAGTGGAGGGGGCACCGCGCGAGCCTTAAAACGACACAAATACGCGGAAAATGAGGAAACCGCATACCTGTGTCGCTGTGCGACCTGAATACAGAGGACGTAAAGCACGATCATCGCTACCGGGCTTTTTGTTCTCACACGTAAGCATACAAGCAACGCGACGTAACGCAAATCACTTTACTGAGTAAAGGCTGTAAATAGGCGAAAAAAATCAGGCCCACAGCAACCGCACATTCCAAAGTAAATTGCTGTGGACCTGAAAGCTGCTAGGATTAGCAGCACCAATCAACTAGAGCCAATATAGCACATTCCCTTAATGGTGCGAAGCCTTTGGAAGCCTGCGAAAGCTGGTTGTCTACTGGGGGGCCAGGAGTACAGGAATCTCACGACCTCCCCACCGACTGACACTCGGTGCGTCCCCGGTTTGTGCGGGATTTTTTAACGATCTGCAAAACAGCGAGCCTATCCCCGTATGGTGATGTGCGGGGGCGAAGGGGTGCCACGGCTCGATTCAATCAGTCAAACAGGATTTGAGTGGTTGGGTGTGTCTAACAAACCAGTGAGATTACCGGAGTTTGCAGAATATGCCGCCACCGGTTGAGAGTAATGCCTCGGCCCCTACGACGACGCTATACGTGACGAGAAAAGTTTGTGTTGATTCGTAGTGCCTCTAAGAGTCTTAGCTTTACAGCGAGTTTTTACTTGTTGTTTGCTGAGATGATTAGAGGCACTTCTCTGCCCACTGCCGCTCAAAGAAAAGAGTTGAGTAACGCTGTTGAACAGTGAGCAGTTAACTACAGTTTTCGTGTTCTTAAGTTTGTATTAAAAGCTCCCGCTTCCGCTGTTGGTTGATTTCCGCTCAGGGCTGCACAAACGTGCAAGCATTACAACCCGCGAGTGCAGCGTGGAAGCGCAAAGAAGCGAAACGATAACTCGGTAACCCAGCCACAGTAGAGGGAAGAGAGAGAAGCAAAAGCAAAACCACCCCGGAGGGGCTTTTTGTGCCTAAAACGCTGTGATTTGAGGCGTTTAACAGCATGTACGGGACTTTGTTTGTCTATGTGGGGCCTACTGGCGTTGGTAAGACGCGGGATGCGGCTTCGTGTTTCTTGGATTCCAGTGTCGTCTCACTCAGCGCTATTCACCGTGAAACGTATGGCTCCCCGGTGGTTGAGAGTCGGCATAAAGACGCGGTGACGCGGCGCGCGTTTAAGAGGCTATTCGCTCTGCTGGAACGCGGTTTGGACGCGGTTTTTATTGCGCCTAACGTTTCTCGTATATCTCGGGCGCATTTGTATCGTGAGGTTAAAGCGCGTTTTCCGGGCGTGCGCGTGGTTGTTGTATTGGTGCATGTGCCGCTCGCGGATATCCTCAAACGCTCTAACGGCGTGAGTGTGTCCCGTGTTCGAGACGAGTATCTAAGCCTGCAAATCCCGCGCACTGGCGTTGACTGTGACACGTTCACCGTGCAATCTCCCGACTTCTCGGCGTACCTGCCGGAGATTAACCAGTCGTATCTCACCCCGCATAACAGCCCGTATCACGTGGAGTCTATTGCGGAGCATGTTGCCCTCACGGTGCATAACGCGCGTAAACAGGCCGACCGGCCTCTGTTGGTGGATATTGCGGCGTTCCATGACCTTGGTAAGAGCGTTGCTCGCACGCCACAAGACACGTCGAGGCCATCGTCAGCGTATATCGCGTCCATTTACGGCAGTCACGACCAGTACGCAGGCCATGAGAACGTGAGCGCCGTCTACTGGATGATCGCCCATAAGGATTGCCTTGACTCACAAGCCTTGTTTGTTGCGGAAGCAATCTTTCATCACATGCAAGCGCACCGAGGCTTTACTGACAGGTACATCAAACGCCACCACCTTGACGCTGAACTGTTGGAAACAGCGAGCAGTTTTGCGCGCATCGACAGTGCGTCGAAGATCGTGGACAAGGACATCATGGACACGTACATGCAGTTACGCGCATTAGAAAAACAATAGGCTTAAACGAGATAAACGCGCTCGATCAGCGGTTATAGCGTTAAGAACACCTCCAAACACCCCGTAAGGAGACACCGTGACCAACAAGCCTTACCCACTCCCGCTCTGGCCGGGAGTGAAAGTACACATGCAGATGTCGAAAGACGAACGCAACGGAAAAATCATCTTCTCAGACGGCGCTTTCAGTGACATCGCTTTCGTCCTCAAGCCCATCGACAAGAGAGGCCAAATCTTCGAGGCGGCATACATGACCACCGACGATAAGCCGCTCCTCGGATACCGGCTCGTCTCCCGGTCACTACCCGGACAACCCCTGTCAGTGGTAGACGTTCTACGCGGCCTACGAATCGAACCTCACCGAGTCCGGTGCGCACCCAAGCAGCCTAACAAAACTCTCGCCTACGAAATCGGTTTCTACTACAAGGTTCGCGAGGCTATCGGCGCACACCAGCCCCATACGGCTGACCCGGCAGAAGCGAAAAGAGCCTACCGTAGTCTCGGTGATTGGTGTCTTGAGATTTACCAATACGTGCAAGACGGCGCGTGTTCGCAAGAGGAAGCGAACAAACTTAAGTTCATCATCGACCTGAACACGTTCGAGTACGACGTTGATAGCAGTGGCAGGGTACTGGACATCAGCAAGAACAAACCCCTCCCGCCGCAAGTCCGGTTATTCACTTACAAGGACATCCTCGACACTCCTGCAACGTTTGACGGCTGTTCATTCGACAGGAGCGTGTTCTTGTGGGCCGTGGAAGGCTACACGCAGGAAATGATCGCGTTCTTCATGGGTGTCAGCGCCAGTAAAATCTCCCGCATCCTCAACCAGCCTCTCGACGAGTAGGAAACACGATCATGACAGTCTCAAAAGAATCCGCGCTTTTCCCCGTTGGAACGATCTTCGTTGACCGAGGCAACTACCGGACAGGGGACAGCGTTGTCTTGTTCTACCAAGTGGTGCGCTGCACGGAGCGAACCGTGTGGTACGCGCAAATTCGCGCGCAGGTAGTCGCCTACGACTCGGCAACACTGAGGAAAGACCTTGTTCCGATTGCGGACACCTACCACCCGCGCGTAAAGCCCCACATGGCACGCATCCTCCGAGAGAAAAGATTCCACTGCGTGAAGTCACCAACCGGAGACATAATGCTCCCGTGGGACGGACACCCCGTCAGCCAATACTACGGATACTGAACATGCAAAAGTGGTGGCCCACCAAGAAAACCAAGGCGGGCCACCGCTTTTACCGTTAGGACTCAAAACTCTTTAGCGCACTGTGCCCTTCACGAGCGAGAAGCCAAGCGACAGCCGCCACCTTCCGATAGTGCCCGTCGTAGTCATCAAGGTCCACGCCAAGAGAAAGAACCTTATCCGACAAGTGCGACTCCTTAAGCAAGGAAACAAACGCATATTCCTCGTCGTTACGGGGGTATCGGTTAGCTAAAGACCTGATCGAATCGTCTGTAAGAATCATGCCTTGATAGCCGGGGATAATATCTCCGGCGACAAGACGCACAGCAACCTTCTCAAATGCCTTCCACGGGGCAACAATGCCCGTCCGAGAGTGTTCCGCGCAAGCAGCGTCATACATCATTTCCGCGATCTCACTGGACGTAACCGGATCGCCCTCAATGAGGTTGAACTCTGAACGAGTGTCGTCATACGCAAACCATGAGTTAAGGACACGCCCTTTTTCACGCGAAGTCGCTGCATCAACCTCATCAGAGCTACAGAACCCGGCGGACGAGAAAGCAGGCAAAGAACCTTCTTCACGCGACTGTGTTTCCACGAACCTACGAGCCTTCATGAACTCGCGCAGGAAAGCCTCAGTGGGGTCGTGAATATCTTGCGCTAAAGCAAAAGATGACCTCGCTGCCATCTTGTATGCCCACCACGCGGTATGCACGGCAGTGCGCACTACCGCAGTGTCCCGAGAGTCACTGGGCGGCGCATCAGGAATGCTGATACTGCCCATATATGCAGAATCTTGCTTATGTGTTGCATACACCTGCGGTTCACGCACATCAGCGTTCCCATACAGTGACAGTGAGAAACCATTCTCCACGCCAAGCGTTTCCCGAATCCTGCGGATAGTGCGACGGCACCGCATCGCAATACGGTTGACATCTTCCTCAGTTAGTTCCCACGTGATTGTGCAGTTCAGTAGAACCGCCGCGTAGTACGTCAAGGCCGTCGCGTTAGCTGGCTTGAACTGTTCGGGGAAAGTGAGAGAAATATCGGGCTCAATCGCCGCACGGTCTCCCTCTATCTTCCATTTCAGCTTGTTCACGCTTGTTCCCGCTTGAACCGAGTATGTCTGTCGTCTAGGGCTGTTAAAGACCTCTAGAACCCCCACAAAGCGCGGTTTCTCCCAGTCCGGGTCTTTGTAGAACACGTTCATAAAACGCCGGTCACCATAGGGGCGCGGCCTAGATACAGGCTTCAGGGTGAGCCTTTCAGGTAATAGCAGCATGATTATCGTCCTCTCTGGTTGAGTCTTATGCAGTGAAGTGAAACAGCTGCCGCAACCTAGTTGTTTCAGATTGCGACAGCCGCCATTCTTTTAACGGTTTACCGAACACGTCTCCATAAGCCAGAACGTTCAGGCTCCCTAAACGCCTGTACAATCTCCGCCGCTATCGTGTCCTCGTTCGTCCACTGATTCACGCCAGTAACGAAGCGACCTTCATCGTTCTTCCATACGCCGCGATAAATCATTCCCGGCTTACCGCGCTCTCTTACGCAGCAGGACTCTTCCGTGTCTACCTCGATAACGAGGCCGGTAGCCGGGTCAGTAATGTAACCGTAGCAACCGCGCGCAGCACCGTTAACACGGATGTTCTTCATGTCCACCTGTAAAGCCGGGTTGAGCCGGTGGATTTGGTTACGGAACTTAACAACAAGAAGCATTGGGAAGCCCTTTCCTTGTCATAGCTCAAGAAGAGCTGGGTCTTTTGGTTTTTCACCGCGATACATAGCTAGAACGTCAGCATGTGCGCGACTGTAGCGAGTAATAAACGTTTGCCGAGGCGTTGCAGTCGGCCCTTCCATTGCGCTTTGCAGACACGCGGTTCGGTACGCAGAACACGATGCGGCAACCAACTGCCGTAACAGAGTACGAACTTCTTCCGGCGACCAGTCAAGCAACCTCACGTGAACCGGGATAAGCGTAAACGCATCCTCATAATCGAGGCGGGGCACATCGCCAACACTGATCGCCTCACCAAAGAAGTCGAACAAGATAACGCCACTGTCAGGCACGCGGCCTTGCTCAACCATGCGCGCCATAGTGCGGCGAATACGAGTCGCCACACGCTTCACGTCATCAGCATTAAAGCCCATCCAATTCGGAACAGACGACATCATCAACGCAGCATGACGGGCAATAGTGCGATCAACGGTCGGGAACGCGAGATCACCCTCGTCGAAATACCGCACCAACAGAGGAGACCTAGCCGCTTGTGCGCTTACACGCCCCGCACGCATAGGAAACAGTTCAACCTCAAGCTCACCCAACGGGCGAACCGGATTACCACCGTTGCGCACGTCGAGACTACGGAAGTAGTAACTGACCTTGAAGCGGCGACCGGAATGTGAGTCCACCTCGCGTAGTCGAATGTTCTCTGGGTTGTAAATCACTTCTACTCCTACGATTGCGAGTCCAATGAGACGAGCTGGCTGAGGACGCTCTGCGAGCCTTCGATCTCCTGCACCTGTGCAACGAGCACGTCTGCGAGTTTCTTTGCCGCCATGTATTGCGTTGATTCAACGCCGTAGCGGCTCGCAATGTCCTCAAGGCGCGCAGGGATGGTCGTGGCGCTTCCATCCTTGGATGTCAGCATGTCCGCCAGATTGAGGACCAGAAGCTCCGGTGATTGGTAGGAGCTATTTGGCTCCCCATGATGGAAAATCTCAGCCCAGTACGCAAAACCGAGAGAACGCAACAGGTCGCCACCGAGTTCTTCGTGCTCGGATTGTTCATGGGCAAATTGATAACCAACGTCGTGCAGGTATCCCATGACGAACATTTCTCGACACTTCTCGTCCGACCACCCGAACAGGACGCGCCCCAGTTCGGAAGCCTTCACGCCCACACCGTGACAGTGGCGCAGCCTGTTCTCATCCATGCCAATTGCAAGCATCGCATCAGTCATCATGCAATCCACTTTCAGAGCTGGACTGACGCGGGTAGGCCGTTCGTGGTCATTGGTGCGCTCATGAGCGTCGAGCAACGTTCGCTATAGCTATTCCTGAACGTCGTGTACAAGGTGTTACGGTCAACGCCAGCAGGAACAGCCTCTACCACCTCGGCAGCTTCCTTAAACGCCGCCCACATGCAGAACACGAGGTGACGAGTGAACATACGAGAGCGCTCCTCGTCCATGAGCATCAAGTTCGAGTCCATCACAAAATGCCCGAACGCATACGTTTCTAGAGCCTCACGCTGAGTGATTTCCTTACCGAACAGCGTGAAAATAACCGGCCTATGAAGCCCCTCGTTTTCGATAACGACCTTCATGTGGCGACGAACATTACGAGCCGCGACAGTCGCATCCTCAACAGTGAACGTGGCGGCGGTAAGGAGCTGAGCGACAGTGAAACGCAAGGCTTCCTTGTTGGCAAACAATGAGTCCGTCGTGTACTCACACAACGCAGTCCCATTGGGGAGCTTCACGCGAATACGCCCCATGTCAGCGTCGGTCTCAAACCGGGCGACCTTCTTCTTCCCATCAGCACGGAAGTTATAGAACACGTCCCCGCCTTTCACGGACACGCGATCAGGATAGTAAAGCACGGCTAGGTACCTCTTTCTTTGCAGGTTTTGGTCTTGACTGTTAAACGCCCACTAAACGGCGCACACCACCGTTAAAGGTCAGCCGGAATCCGATCATTACGGTCCAAGTTGTACTGGCTGATCTGAAAATCGTAGTCCACGCTGTACATCTCGTTATAGGCGCGTGAAGCGTCTATGCCACGGTAGTTCAACGACGCGGCGCACCCGTTTTCGTGCGCCCGCCACGCGGCGTAAACCATGTTCACGAGGCGCTTCCGGTTCCCCCCAGACTGGTGAATCAGGTCAGTGCGAGCCATGAACGTGCCCGGAGCGGTCTGTGCGAACACGTCCAGTTCGCCGGGCCGATAGTAGTGCAGCATCCCACCCAACAGGTCGAACACGATGTCCAAGGGCATACCGTTTTCCCGCTGCTCTGCGCGGCGCATAAAATCACGCGCCCGGCTTGCAACAAGCATCAAGTCCTCCCGCGTGTACCGCCACGGGGCGACAAGCGGGAACATGAGGCAGGAGACCATACGCAAATCCGGCTTACGGTCAGCGACGTAAATGTTCCACGCGAACGACGCTTGCGGGTGGAACCCCTTAGTCTTACCCGTCGCAGTCACTTGAATCGTGGACGCACCCACTTGCCGCAACGTTAAAACCCCAAGACTCAACTTAGGGTTTCCGGGCCTCTGGTAGGACACAACAATGTCCCCCTGATACGTTCCCCACACGTTATCTTTCAAGTCAGGGGACAAGATCACGTTCCGAGGATGGAAAAACATTCTTAGAGCCTCCAAAAGCGGCCAATTAGTTACCGATAACAGCATGAAACGCGCGGAATAACAGGGGAAAAGCATTAAAACGAGGAGTTTTAAGGCAAACGGGCACCTAGTGAAGGAACAATCATGCAGCTCTCAGACGCATTCGACCTTGGTAAGGCCACCACGGCTACGCTCAAGCGCCAGAAAGTCACCCTCGACCAAGTACGAGCCGACACCGGACTACGAGCCAAGATCACAGCAAGCGTCCTCCGCAAAGCCATTAAAGACGGCTTCCTGTGGGACGGGCTGAAAGTGCGCGTCCAAGCGTGGGGGCCAGCGGTTCTTGTTGAACTGTGGGCACTCGCTGAGCCGGACAACCAGAAGCAGCTATGTGGCTTGTTCTCAATCGTCCAAAGCGAAAGCGGTAGGGCTGTCGTCAATATCGCGCCAGAACTAGAAATCAGTAGGCAACGCGCGAACATTATTCTCCGCAACCTCACGTCACCCCAAGGCCAACCGCCGTTGAAAACCGACCTCGGACTCTACGTCGGCTACGGGACTCGTCCCAGTGACGGGAACGCCACCACGCCACGTTACCCAGCGGACATGCCCGAAGCAGCCAGTGCAGTGCTTTTAGCGTTCCCGCAAGACCTGTCAGAACGCCCCCTAGTGGCAGGCAGTCGCGTATTCACCGTCCGCGAGTGGGACAGTATCGTCCGCGCCAGCGTCCTGAGCCTACGTTTCCTCAACGATGGACTGATCGTCTGCTCCCGCTAAGGTTTACGAAAGACACTCGTGTTAAACCTCCTTACTGGCCCTGCCGAAGCATTGACATATAAGCCATACAACCGGATTTTTACACCGCCCTTAGAAAGGCAGGGTTTCTCATGCCAGCGCTTTATATCCTCATCGGCCCAGCGGGGGTCGGTAAGACAAGCCTTGTGAACAGGATTAGCGCCGGTAATGTCGTGTCTACAGACGCTATTCGCATCGAACGATACGGTTCCCTCACGGAAGGCAACAAACATAACCCGCAAGTATTCAAGGCTGCTTACAGTTACATTCACACGCTGCTGGACATGGGACAAGACGTGTTCTTTGACGCGACGAACATTAGGCGACTCTTACGCGCCGATCTGTATCAGGACGTGAAGAAACGTCACCCTAATGTTCCCGTCATCGCGCTCATCATTCATAAGCCTCTCGCTCAGATTCTCGCCCAGAACGCTTTACGCATGGGGGACGCTCGGGTACCTGAAGAAGCTATCCGCTACATGTACCTACATTTGGATATTCCGCGCCTCGGAGTAGACGCAGACGCAGTAGAACTGCAATGCCCCGCGTTCGACGAGTACATTCCCGAAATGACGCTCAACATTGACGCGCCCCACCGCAACCCCTACCACGTGGAAACAATCGCTAAACACCGCGAGCGCGCCATACAAATCGCATCAACCAGCCCATACGTGGACAACCCGGCGTTAGCCCATGCAGCGGCTTACATTGACCTTGGTAAACCCGTCGCACGCACCCCTCAAGACACGTCCACACCATCAGGCGCTTACGTCGCGGCCCACTGCGGCGGCTACGACATGTACGACTGCTACGAGAAAGTCAGCGCCCTCTACTTCCTCATTGCACACAAGACCACGCTCAACCCCTACACGTGGCACGTAGCCGAAAGCATCTTCCAACACGTTCACGCGCACAGTGGGTTCACGAAACGCTACACCGCCACCCACCACCTCACGCGCGACATAAACGCCACAAGCAGACAGTTAGCTTCCATTGACCAGCAAGCCAGCCTCATCGACACGCGCCTACTCAACGACTTCAAGCGCCTACAAGCAACCGAAAGGAAAACAGCATAATGGCACGCAATAAGGAGATCGCCCGTCTCCCTCGCAACCCGAAAATTTCCGCTGTACTTGTGTGGGAGAAAGACAGGGAAAACGAACTCGGGAAACTTGTTTTCAGCGACATACGGTACGAGCCGATCATTATTAAAGTGGACGAGCTGAAAGGAACCCATCAGCCGCTCACCCGCATCGTCTACTACCGTGACGGCCAAGAGGTTGCCTTCGCTATCTTGTCGAAAGAGTTTCTTCCGCTAGACGCTCAAAGGGTCATGGGTTGTATCGACGTAAGAGCAGATGAAATACGCTCCTACCATCACGCGCCCGACGTTTTCAAGATGATTTTCTACAAAGCTCTAGCGTTCGTTAAAAGCGACAACTTTGGTGTCAAGCTACAACCGGGAGATGCCCAGACAGTCGCCGCTGAAATCACCCTTTGGGCTGAAAACATATACAAAGCCCACGGCGTTAACCATGATGAAACGGCTATTTACGATATTGCTACAGGCCGGTTAAGCCCCGTCAGGACAGGCAGTGATTCACTGACCATAGACGATCTTCGTAGACGGTTCCCCATCAGCTACCGGCAGGTCATCATGACCCCCGGAAGCCTGCATGGGCTAGATACTCATGACACGATTCTCTACTGCCTAGCGTGCAAAGTGTCGCTCGATGACATCGCGTTTTTCGTGTCACTCCCCAAGGCGAAAGTGAGAGAGATTATCGGGGAAAGCCTGCTCGGAGAGAAGAAAACCCGCCCGCTAGACGAGAATGAGTCGAAGCTCTACCCGCGTGGCACGATTCTCTCAACGACCCACACTGACCCGCGCGCGCATGTCAGATATTGGCAGGTCATCCGCTGCACCGAGAAAACGCTTTGGGTACAAGAACTCAAAACCAAACCGGGCTTATACGACCAGATACGCCTCACCGATCTCCCCGTACCTAACGTGCCCGCTAACAGCATGGTTTATCAGTGCCGTATTAACCCCAAACTTGGACGTGAAACGCCTATCCACGTATGTGGGCAGCTCGCCCACGTATGGCAACCGCAAGCTCCGATCATCTAACAGTCGAAAGGAAAAACCGCATAATGGCACGCAACCCAGATATCGCTCAGGTTCCGACCAGTCCGAACGTCACTGTCAGACTTGAGTGGGAGAAGAAAGACGAACGTGGAGTCCTTGTTTTCAGTGACGCACGATATGAGCCGATCAGTGTTGAGGTGGAGGAACTTAAAGGAACCCACCAACCGATCACTCGCATCATCTACTACCGTGGCGGCACTGGTGTTGCACGCTATGTCAGGCCAAAGTCAGGCGCACCATTAAACGCGCAGAGCATCATGGCAGGCATTGAAGTAACACCGGACAGAATGCGCTCTGTTCAGCGCATGATTGGGCTGAAGAAGATTTTCTTCTACAAGACTGTATCTCTCATTAAGAACGGCCCGTTCAATGGGCACCCTGAGTTCAAGAGGCTCAGGACGCTTGCAGACGACATTGCGCGTTGGGCGTTCCAAGTCTATGAAGAATACGGTGTTAGGCATGATGAAGCGGCAATGTGTGACTATCTCGCTGCGGAGGTAGCAAGGCTTGACGAAATGCCACAACAGCCGTTGGTGAACCAACGTAATCTACGCGCATCCATCACCTACCAGCAGTTCTTAAAAACCCCCGGCCTCATCGACGACCTAGACGCACACGACACCGTGCTCTACTGTCACGCGCGCGACATGAGCATTAACTTCATTTCTTTCCTACTCGCACTCCCCAAGGAAGAAGTGAAAGACATCATCAAGGAGAGCCGACGCGCAGGAAAGAAAACCCGCACGACGGGGGAGAGTGGCGAGTCGAAGCTCTATCCCACCGGCACAATCCTTGTGACCTCGTGGAGCTATGAGAGGACAACTGTCGCTTTCTGGCAGGTTGTTCGCAGTACCGAGAAAACCCTATGGGTTCAACGAATCCGCGTCACGCCAACAGTTAACACTCCGGCATACAAGGAGCTAGTTCCCGTCATGCCCCCAGAACCAGTTGACGACACCGTGTACCAGTGCCGAATTAACCTCCGGTTCGGACGAAACACCCCTATCTGCATCCAGAACGCGCGCGCATACGTCTGGGACGGAACACCAGAGCAAGCATCCGGCGATTATTTCTAACCAACAGCAACCATCTAACAACCGAAAGGAAACAGGACAATGAGCCAGAAGAAAGAAACCCTTCCTCTCCACGAGTTTGTCGGTGCGACCGTCGATGTTGAGTGGGAGAAAGAAGGTGAGAGCGGCAGGTTAACGTTCCACGGCACAGGTAAGTTCCAAGATAAGTTCCCGCCGTTGGAGTTTAAGGTCGATCATCTTAAAGGCAGCACCGTCTCGCTCGCGCGAATCACTTATTTCCTCAATGGGAAAGAAAAAGCGCGCTTCGTTGAGGACTTGAAAGAAGGCAGCACCGTCGATGCACACATGGTCGAGTTCTACGCCAGTTTGTACCTTAAAGGCAGGTCACAGTTCCCGAGTTCCTACAAGCAAATGTTTTCTCACAAGGCATTCATGTACATCCAAAAGGGGCCATACGCGCGGCTTGCCGCTTGCCGTCCAGGACTATCTACTTTGGTGCGCAAAGTCGCAGAGTGGGCAACACACATCCTAGAGACGCGCGGCCCAAGATGCGAAATAACCGGAATCTACGATTACAAGAGGAAAGACGTCCTACAGATTCAAGACGGCAACGTTACTTTCACCAAAACAATGGAAGAAATGGGCCTCCTCCCCATTCACTTCCCCTCGCTCTTGAACACGCCGGGGTGCTTCTTCCCGCACCTAAGCGTAGAGAGCAACGCTTTCGCAGCCGCCGCACTCGGCGTGGAAACCAAAGATATCGCGTGGCTATTGGCAATTTCAGAAGAGCAAGTCAGGGCATTCAGCGCCCCCGCGCGCAGAATATGGATAGCCCAGCGAAACGAGTCGAAACTTTATCCCGTTGGGACGATCTTCATGACCGCGCGCCCTATTGGAACTGAGCAGCTTTTTGTTAGGTACTGGCAGGTGGTCCGCTGCACGAAAAGAACCCTCTGGATGCAAGAGCTACAAGCCGCAGGAGACCGCCAGACAGGACAATATCTCCCCATACGCGACACCATGAAGAATGACACTATCTACGAGTGCCGCATCAACCTGAAAGCCGCACCCGGGGCACCCATCCGCATCGACGGGGATATCGCAACCATCTGGACCGGGAAAGTATTCACAGAGGACGCTCATCGCACTGTTTAGTCGCGCGAAACTATCCGACGATTACTCCTAGCCAAACACAACCATTTAGCACGAGAAAGGCAGTAGTCCAATGAGTCAGAAGAAAGAAACCGTCGCCCTCCTCGGGTATGCCGGGGTAATCGCTGTTGTCGAGTGGGAAGAAGAAGGGAAAAGCGGAAAACTCAATTTCCACGGCGCAAGCGACCTTCTGCCGTATGAGTTCAAGATTGAGCACCTTAAAGGCACTCATATTCCACTCGCACGGGTTTCCTATCTCCTCAATGGGAAAGAAAAAGCACGCTTTGTTGTACCCGCACGAAACGGCGTTGACCTAGACACTGTCACGGGATACGCAGTTAACGCCAGTAGGGGAGACTCGCAGGTTCCAAAAACATTGTTCAGCAAAGTCAGCGCTTACGTGTCTCACGTGGGGCCATACAAAGAGAGCTTCCCTAGCAACTTAGATAAGTATGAGGCGCTACGCGCAATCACAAAGTGGGCAGATCACGTGCTGAAAGCACACGGCCCACACTATGAAGTCACTGGCATCTACAACTACTCGACAGGGGAAGTTGAAGAAGCGGAAGGTTTCGTTGACTTCACGGGCAAAATGCTGAAAAAGGGTTTCCCCATTTACTACCGGATGCTCTTACACACGCCGGGGTATGTCATCAGCGGCCTAGATCGGAACGACAACATAATTGCGGCTATCGCGCTTGGAATGGAACCCGAACACATTGCACGCCTGCTAGTACTGAAGGAAAAAGATGTCAGGAGCATCGCCACTTGCATAGTCGAGCAAGGGGAAGCTCAAAACGACTCGAAACTTTACCCCATCGGCACAATCTTCGTAACCGAACGCCCCATGCCCCTCGACGTAAGAATAATTAGGTTCTGGCAGGTGATTCGATGCACTGAGAGAACCCTATGGGTTCAGGAAGTACATGCTGACCAAGCTGTCCCCAGCGACCGAGATCGGTTCCCTGTACGCGACATGCCCGTGAACAACACCATTCACATGTGCCGAATCAACCTGAAAGCCCACCGCGAGACCCCCATTCACATTGACGGGCAACTTGCAACCGTATGGGCCGGAACAGTCCTCACAAAAGACAGACTGTGGTCATATCGCTCTTAGCGACGAAAAAACGCTCTTTTCTATCGAAAACGGGGCGCTCAGAACACGAAATTGCTCTGAGCGCCCCGTTTAGCGTTTTTAGCGGACTTCTAGTCGCCCCATGTGAGGTCACCGTTTTCGTCCGTCTCAGCGGAGACAGTTCCCTTGGTCTGAGTGAAGCCCATACGGCCACCCTCGTCACGCTGCTTAGTCATGCGCACGTAGTAGAAGATGAGGAACGCGGCCAATAGGGTAAAAACAATCGCGAACACGATTGAAACAATCGAAATGATGGACATGTTGAGTGTTCTTTCTGTGAGAGTGTGTCAGTTGATGGAAGCGAGTTCTTTAATCTTGTCGGGCCTATAACCACCCCAAGAATCAATCGTTCGAGTCCCGTCAGTCACGGTAACAACCGGAGCTGACGTGAACCCGAGGGCTTTCACGACCTCGATCTGGCTTGCGTCAGCATCAAGGTCAACGGTCGTATAGGGCACGCCACGGCGGTCAAGTAGCCGCTTAGTTGCGACGCACTGTTGGCAGTTGCTTTTAGTGTAGACAGTGAATGTCATGGTGATTCTTCTTTCTGGCTAGTTTTCAGGCTTGTTGTTTGGCTTGGAGTAGTCACGGTTCAAGATGTGGGCAACATTTACGAGCGGCCACCCACGCTCTTCTGCTTGCTCAGGGCTTCGGACGATACGAACACCTCGCTTAGGGCCACCGATCACGCGGGCACACAAGTTCAACCACTCATACGCGCCCCACGCGCTGTCCTGCGGGAAACTATCAGCGAGGGGACATACGACGGCGACAGTATCCCCATCGGTCGCGTAGATAGCGGCCTGTAGGTCACGAGCCGCCTTCTCATGCTTACGGGCGATTTCTTCAATCCCGTCACCCACCCACGGGCCGGGCTTAGTCGCCCCAGTTTCCCATGCTTCCACGAGCTTTGGGCCGCGTGCTTTGAGTGCGCGAGCGAGCTGCGCACGCCCTAAACCAATGCTTTCCCGATAGGCGAGTACTTCCCACGGAAAGGGGCGCTCATCGTCCTCAAGGCTGACTTCAACCTTGATGTCTCGGACACTGATCGTGTCATCATCGAGGATATAAGCGAGGAACCGAATGAGGTCCTTGATACGCAGCGGGTATTCATCTGGCCCATACAGGTCAGTGGTCGCGCCGTCGAAACGCTGCCAGACCCCACGAGCCTCATCCCACTGCCACACGGGGGTGCCTTGCTCACTGTCAGACATGCGCGAGATACGTTCCTCAATGTCAAAAACAGTGTCCCCACTGATAGAGCCGGACGGGTAACTAATAGTAATCATTCTGTTCGTTTTTCCTACTGGTGTTTGCTGATGTTGTATCGGTAAATAGTTCAGGCTTGCGCGCTTTTACGGTTAAAGCTCAATCTGTCCCGCTGCGATGAGTTCTTCCAACTGTGCGAGAGCTTCATTCGCGTGACGGCGCTCGGCTTCTTGCTGTGCGCGTTCCGCTTCTCGTTTTGCTTCCCGCGCTTCAATGCCGCGTCGCTTAATTGACTCGACGATCTGCCGGTTAGCTTGACGGATACGTTCTTTCGCTTCGGGGGAGTCTTGGGCTTTACGCGCTCCACTGTTAGCGGTTGATGGTGTTTGCGTGCGCCCGTGAATGAGTTGCTGGATACGGTCGGGCGAGTAAGCGGCAACACTACTCGGCTCACTGTCGGTCGAGAACACGGCAGCGGTCTCAACGGGGGACAGGAACGTGCCACCGGAGATTGCCTCGCTCAGGTCTTGGAAGTGCTCATACAAGCTCTTGAGCGCGCCGCCCTCATTGAAACGCTGAACAGCGATAGTGCCCGCACGTTCGATGCCGCGCTTTGACGCACCACCGGCTGCTGCCATGTGAGCCGCACGCCGATACAACAAGCCCGCGTACTGGTTGCTCTCTTCAAGGGCCTCGTCAGCGGTGTCGTTCATGGTGAGTTCAGCGAGTACACCCGTGTCGCTTTCTTCCAAGTCCTTAATGATCTGGCTTCGAGCTGAGGCCGCGCGCTGGCGAACCACGCGCAAAGCCTTATTGAACCGGGCAACAGTCACGTAGGAGCCGCCTGTTTCTTCTTCTTGCATGAGGTAGGAAACAGCGGCCCTCATGTTTGCGTCCGTAGCGTTCGGGATAATGCCCTCACGCCACGCTTGGGTGAGTGCTTCCAGTTTCTTAGGCGCTTCGGGGAGCGGGCGGATAAGGCCGGTTTCGGACAGTTTCGTGAGGCATTCGCGCATCGTTTCAGGAGTGACATACATGTCTGGTCACCGGCTTTCTACAAGGAGTTTGGTTTGCTGTTTGTCGAGTTCAAGCATCTCAGGTGCGGGGCGGACTTTCGTGTAGATTTCTTTCGCGAAAACCGCTTGTTCCTGTGGGGAGTATTCCTGCTGGGGACGCAAGTAGCTCAAAGTATTGTTGATCGCCGCGTCTACGTCACTTCCCGTCTCCACGTGGGAGAGAGCTTCAGTGAGGACGCTTGCTACCGCGCTGTGATTGATTTTGCCGCTCAGGAGCTTCACGTCATCCAAGGCCGCTAACGCTGCTTGACGGCGCGCGTCCTCTAGGTTCATGCCGCCGCGCGCGGCTTGCATGATGATCGCCTTGGGGATTGCGTGAACGTTGTGGAACGTCTTGTACCACCCGTAGCGGCACGCATTATGGAAGATCACGCTTGTTGTCTGCGCGCACACTGCCTGTAGGGCGTGGGAGGTGCGGGCGAGTTCTTCCATCGTCTTGGAGGCCACGTAAGCGTTGTAGGCTTCCACGAGGCTAGTCATCTTCGGGACGACTTCTTCAAGGGTGGTCTTAATCTTGTCCAGCCCGCTAATCATGTCCGCGTGCTGGGGGATATCTTCGAGCATGAACCCAAGATCGCGTGCGGCTGAGTCAATGTCTTGCCCGGTTAGAACCGGGTAGTTTTCCAACTGGCGGCGCACGGCCTTAGCTTCTTCTTCCGCACTGTATTGGCTCATGCTCATGCCGCGCTGGCGTTGAGTGGAAGCCATGTATTCTTTTTCGCGCTCAAACTGGGCCGCGTCGCTCATGCTTTTACGCGCGTCCCCGATACTGTCAGCGTCAAGCTGGTTCAAGAATGTGGTCGGGTGCTTCACGTACCGCAGATCGCGATTCTCGGCGGCTACAAGCTCCCGATAGTCTGTTGCTTCACGCAGGATATCTTCGGCCCGCAAACCGGCTTCTAGGGCCTTCTTCCATGACCGGAATGCGCCCTTCTTGTTCTCATGCCGAGGGTAGATCGTCCAGAACGCGCGAAAATCCGCGTCGTCATACAAACAGCGTTCCCGCTTCGGGGAAGCGGCCTCCATGTCGCCCTCGGTTACGTCGAGAACAACCACGTTTTGTGCGTCATCTTGTCTGGACGCTAGTTCTTTACTGCTCATGGTTTACGTTTTCTGGCTGTTGGCTTTGGTTTGGTTAGTTGGAGAGAGATTGTTTTGCTTCTTGGAAGATGTCGTCGGCAGAGGAATCAATCAGCTCGCATAGTCGCGCGTACTCATCGACCGTGAATGTCACATTGCGTGCCGGATTGAGTTTTCGAGACATGGTTGTGCGCGATAAGCCGATAGCGTTCGCTGCATCAGCAACACTTATTCCCTTGTCAAAGAGGCGCACTTTGAGTCGGTGTCCGACTGCTCGTCGGAAGTCGCTTGACGTGTAATCCGTGATGTCCATGCCTGAAAGTGTATAAGAAAAACGCGCATACGTAAAGTTAAGCGCACACATGTATCATTTTCGCTACACGTGTGATATGGTGAAACCACCAACCAAACACAAACAACCGCCTACACAAACCAAGGACAAGCCATTAAAAAACGGCAACAAAAAAGGAAAGGGCACTATGGCAAACCCGCGTAATCCACTCACAAGGCGTTTCGCTTCCTTCGGAGCGCGCCTCATCAGGTTCACGCTCATCATTGCCGCATACGTGATCGGCGGTAACCTATCCGCATCCCTCACGCGACTAAACCGGCAGATGACACGCAACGACGCTCAACTCGCCCTCCACCCGCCAACAGACGCGACAACGCAAATCCCTAACCCGCTCCCAGACGGGGCTATCACCGCTCACGTCTCGTCACATGCCGGAATGCCCGCATACTCTGCTTCCGAGAACGTGCTTGTCAGCCCTGTGAGCCTCTTCCACCAGCCGTTCGTGTCTTACATTTCCCTGCTCATCATCATTTTTGCTCTCACCTATTTCGCTACCCGCAGGGGGTGGAGTCGCATCCCTAAGCTGGGGGAGTATCGGACACTGACCGGCAGACAAATCGGAGAGAAAATCTGGGGATTCATGACGACCGTCGCGTTCCTCATGGGATTCGCCCTCCTGAGCGCAATCTTGCATACGGCACTCATCCGCTAGAACCGAGGTACTTATGGAAATCGAATACGACCCGTGGTCAGGGGAAGAAGAACCCCAACAGCCCCCCAAGCGCGCCACGGTACAAGCTGAAGCACGCAAGGCCGCTAAAGGTGGAAGCCAGAGCCGCAAGGTCTACATCGTGTGTGCAATCCTCATCGCACTTCTCATGGGTTTCTTCATCCTCGGGAAAACCGTCTACAAGCCCACAAAAACCACGCCAACACCCAGCGCCCCGGCCTCAACCACCCCCGCGCCGCGCGTCACCTACAACGCAAGCGACTACGAGGAAAACCCAGACACCTGTAAGCGCATGTACGAGACGGGCGACCCGCAGTTGTACTGGTCGTGCGTCCAAGGCGACCTGAACCTCGGGGCCGTCTCGTGGACCGGGAAAGTCAAAGACCGTCCCGAAAACTCTCGCCCCTCACTCATCGCTCCTGGAAGCGGTCTTGGCCCATACAACGACGGAGTGATTGACCCGGAGGCAACAGCGACATGCTTCGCTGAAACCTGCCTCGTCCCCGTCACGTTCGACAACGGAAACAAGCCCGCATACGCCTTGTTCAGCATCTACGACTCGTGGGCAGGGGGAGTGTTCGTCCCCGTCGAGGACGCAGCCCAAGTTCTCACGCCCAAAGTCATCTTCTCCTACGTGCCAAACGGAGACGCTTCCCCAGACCCCGACATCGCACAAGCAACCCCTACAAGGCTCAAGATCGACGGGAAAACCTACGTTGGGTTCCTCCCATACGCAGCCACTTACTGTGGGGAAACAACCAGCGAATGTCAACACAACCGGGAAGCAGACCGCTCTAAAGTCACCCCCACCGGCACTACGCATATCCTCTCCCCAGCGGAAGTACACGTGACCACGAAAAGCCCGACCAGCAAGTAGCTCCAAACCAACAAGCACCAACCAGAAAAGACCAGACCCGAAATGACCCCTCTCATCCTGATCGACACCGATGGACACATGTTCGTCGCCCCCGGCTCACAGGCAGCTATCCCGTTCATCGCTGAAGTCATTGAACGCACCGAGGACGGGTACGACCTCGCGGACGCTCTCTTGATCGCAGAAAGCCTCTACGACCTCCACGAGGACGGGAATATCCCGTACATCAACCCCTACGACCTTTCACCCGAGGACACTCTGGCAGTCACCCGCCACATCAGCGCGTTCCGTTTCCGCGCGCGCTTCCTCGCATACCAGCCCACATGGCAGGTCTACGTGGACGACGCTCCCGTCCGTTTCACCCTCGAAGATGTGTTTAACGACGAGTACTCCTGTGAACGCATCGCCTATGTCCTCGACGATCACGGCGTGCATGTCCCCGAGGGTGAAGAAACCAATTTTGACTACGAGGATAAGAAGCAGCGAGCACTCCTGTGGTGCGTTGCAGCCACGTGCGCGCTCCTCCTCGGAAACAACCGGTCACTGGAAGCCCGTGACCAGCTCAACCGGGAAATGTTCGGCGGCGCGCAGGCTCTCGTTGGCCCTGTCCCGATGAAAATGTATTGCGATACGGTGAACGAGTACGCGCTCACCATGCCCCGCAGTCTCGCTGTCGCAACACGCCTCCTAGCGGACAGTTACCTGTACGAGAACACGCCGTATCGGCTCCTCGACGACACGGAACTCATGCACCTACGCATGGCAGACAAGTCATATGAATGGCTCGCCCCCCGCTACACGCTCTCAGGGAACGTCCTCACCTACGAGTGGCACAAGGACACCAACACGTACACGCGCCTCGCAGGCCGTCTTTCCATCCCTCGAAGGCTCCTAGAAAACGGGGCGGACGAAGTGCAAGAACTCACCATGATCGCCCGCGATACCCTCGCAGAACATATGCGAGACCATCCCGAAATGTTCCAACACGGCTTCCTGTTAGGCGCTCGCGGGGACGAGTGCGTTACCCAAGGCCAGATCGCCTACATTGACGGCCACGAGGTCCCCGCATACACGTACCCGCCGTTCACACCGGGATTCGACTACGACATTTGCAGACTTCTACGCACGGTGCCCGGCGGCTACTATGCAGGCACTTTTACCACCGTCATCGACGAAAACTTTGGCATTTACTACCAGCCAAAAGAAACCGATTAAGGAGGCGTGCTCATGGCTGCCAGCGTGTTCCCCGTCCTTGTTGTCATCAACCATGAAGGGTTCTATGTCGCAAGCCGTAAAGACTTAGAGGACGGCGTATTTGACAACCTACAGTTCTCAGAAGAAAAGCTCGCGCGAGTAGCGGAGTTAGGCAATTATGCGCAGGAAGTCTACGGTATGGACGAGAAGTTCTGTGACGACGAGATCAAGAAAGCTATCACGCGGGACTTTGTAGGCTGGGTCGCGGACATGATCGACTCCGGTAGTCCTAGCGACTTGGTTACCGCCATCAAAGACCTTGATATGCCCGGCAGGTTCATCCCTCTGCTTGGACACGCTTCCTATGTTGAAACGCTGCACGCCCCGTATAAGTGGGACGAAGAAGTTGGCTACAAGACACGCAGGGGACTGCACCTTACGGGAATCAAGCTCGCAGACTTAATCAACGACCGCTTGTACGAAGATCGCCTAATTCAGAGCATCGAGCAGTGTATTGACGAGCGAGAAATTAAGGACCCGTCCTGTCGCAGAGACTTCTGCTCCACGGTGCATTTCCTACACTTTACGGACGGGGTGAGCGCGCTTAACGCTTGTGCTGTCCTTAAAGGCAATCCAACAGCGCGTGAAAAGCTCACCGAGGAAATGAATCTTTCCATAGAGAAACTGGGCTTACTGAAGGGCATGACCTTAGAAGGCTGCACAATCGGCTCCGATGGGCGAGTAATGGAGGACGTGCAAGAACACTGCCCTTACCCCGCTTTAGTGTCGATTGATGGAGACGCGGTTTTCCTCGCTTGTGACGAGGATATTGATGTCGCTTCTGACGTGTTCCTCTCTAATGTTGATGAGGACGAAATGGTTAGGGTTTTTGGCCCAGAATGCGAGGACCGAACATACGGACACCGCTACGACGAAGAACTTCAGGAACGCATCGGAGACTATCTAAACGACGCGCTGATCGAACTTTCTTGTGCGCTCGGGTTCGCGGGTGAAACTAAAACCGGCAAACCCAACGGTGAATACGAAACCGAGGTCGTAGACTACAAAATCAACCGCGTTCTCGGTATCTCCAAGGAATACGACGCGGCCCTACCCATCGTGGGACTATGGCAACCCGCCGAGCTTGCGTTCACCCCTAAGACGTGGCTGTATTTCATTGACAGCAAGGGGCGCGAAATGGAACTTCCTCTCGACGGCTTTATCGCTCACTACGTGACTGATGAAGAGATCAACAAAGTTGCCGAACGATTCCACAAAACACATGCCGACATCCCTGCGCGCAAAAAGTTCGCGTCAGTGACAATGGACCTCCACAGCGGCATTGACGCATTGAACATGCTCACCCTCCTATACGGGAGCCGTGAGATCGCGACACTAGCGTTGGTAGACGCAGCCGCTAAGCGTGGAATCACGATCACCGGAGTGGCGTTCCGTTAGGCAACAAATGATTACAGTCAACCAAGCCCATCACGCGCTCATCGCGCGCTTGGCCCTAGCAGTTTGCCTCATCGTCATGCTGCTAGGGCTAGGCGGCGTTCGTGGCGCATACGCTCTGCCAGCTAATCCCACTGTCTCTGATGAGGCTATTGAGGCGAACTGGAATAGTCTTGACGACGACCATAAGAAGATCGCGCAAGATGTCGTCTCAGCCGCGCAAGCCCAAGGGTTCAGTAAGGAAGCGGCAGCGGCTATCGCAGGGAACTTCTGGCGCGAGTCAGGGTTCAGTTTGGACGCGCAAAACCCCTCTAGTGGCGCGTGCGGCCTGTATCAGGCTCTCGGTTCAAGACGCACCTCGCTACTCGCGAAGAACGGCGTGAACTCCTGTAGTGGCTTGAAAGCTGATAAGACAATGGAAGCCGCCATTGAGGACGGGCGCTTAGAGTGGGTGGGTTGGAAAACCACCGCGAGCATTTACCCGTCAATGGCCCAGTACGCGCTCACCGACGCTGACAAGTACGGAGTGAAGGGCGCAGCCGTCCCCTCTGGGGAAGATAAGTTCGACAACGTAGACGCATTCAAGAAAACCGACAACTGGTATTTCGCGACGTGGATTTGGATGACGAACTGGGAAGCGCCCGGCGGCGCGGAAGCCGGGTTCATGAAGCGCGTCTCCTACACGGCGACAATCCTCAAGAAAGTCAACGGTGGCTCTGTTTCTTCATCGTCCGCGTCTGCCGGTACGGATAGTGCTGGCGGGGGAATTAAGGACGACTGGGAACTACCGGGTATGCCCAAGAAACCGAGCATCACGGAAGGGCAAGCCGTCTCGCTGGCTGAAGGTTCTCAGTTGTCCCAGCAGCAGAAAGACAACCTGTATGACATTCTCGCCCAACGGGAACTTGAGTCCCAGTCCGCGCTCGATAGGACTGTCGCAGTGGCCTGTTCAGTGTTCGGTATCCTCCTGATCGTCTGGGCAGTCATGCAGTTCGCTGGCTTATCTGTCAGCCTTGTTTCCCCCCAGTTACACGCTTACCGGCTTGTCATGCTTGGGAACCTCGAATACGCGCCCACCCCGGAAGAAGCAACAAGCGACAAGTACGTGACCTTGAAGGGCGCAATAGGTATAGCCGTTGCGACGCTCATCATGGCCGCGCTTCTCCTAACAGCGGCCCTACAAGACGCAATCACCTCACTTCTAAGCTATTTCATTTCCTAACCACGGAAGGACAACCCATGAACATCCCCGAAGGTCTCTCACAAGAACAAGTAGACGAAGCAATCCACATCACGGACGCTTCCGAAAAAGCCTACGGCCCACTGTTCGCCACACTCATCTCCCTACTGCTTCCCTCACTTTCGCTTGGCACCCCAGCGTATTGCCTCCCCGAAGATGAATACGAAGAGATTTTCGGCCCCACGCTGGGTGCGGAAGGCATTCCTAACGGCCCCGTGTATTACGCGGTAGGCGACGAAGGGTTGAAGCCCGTTACAGCCGGGGAAGCCTTGATCGCAGTGTTCCCAGTGAACGCAGGGTTCCTCCTGACAGCACTGGGAGAAGCGCTGGTCTCTAAACTTTCCCCGTTTGTTCCTGACTATGCATCGCGCGTAATGGGCGACGTGCAGGACTCTCGCATGAAGATGCTGGATAAGTGGCGCTATCTGCTTTCCCGTAAGCCCGAGTCTTTACGGTTCGGCTACTACAGCGTCAACGAGAGCGGTGTTATCACCATGAACGACGAGGGGTACCCCGCTTTCAGCTTGTCTCTACGGGAACTCATGCAGAACGTGAGCGGCGAATACGGGGACTACGTGTTCGTGTCAGGCGGACGCGCCTACACGCCCACCGAAGCCGCACGCAACGAAGCCGCGCTCCTGTCTCAAGCACAACTCGCCCCCTCGAAGAACGCGCTCCTTGGAGTACTCCAAACCCGCGCCGCTTACGAGGCAACCGTGAAGGGTGCCTGATCGTGTTTATTGAAACCACGCGCCCAGAAGCAAAAGAAACCGTCCTAGTCCCTAGTCGCGAGTGGGACGAGGCATGTAAGCCTGTCACTGAAGCTATCCGCGAGCGCGGCTATGTCGATGTCGCGCGCACAACCCTTGGCCGGGACCCGCAAACACAATGGGTGTCTCTAGCCGGTGACGCAGACGGAAGCGCGGCACTTGACGACGTTGAAGCCCCCTATTGTTGCGAGGTCGCGCTTAACGTCCCACACGCTCCCACGCCAGTTGTTGCAGTAAAGATGGGGGACGGGCCAGTCGAGTGGCGACAGGAAGGTGACGAGATTGTGCCTCATCAAGACGAAACCGCATACCCGATTGATATAATTGCCATACTCCCATAATTTATGTACGCCATAGGAAGCTAAACATGGACACGGAAAACACCCCAGACTTTGTGACCACCATCTTGAACGTCGGCACACACTTCGCGGACGACGAAGCCCTCAAGGACCTCTATAGCGCCTATGGGAGCACGACCGTCCCCGAAGAGTTCGCTATCGTGCGCAACGAGGACGGTAGTTACGACGTTATCCGCGCAGACGAAGTAGACGACCCCTCTACCGTCATCACCGAACCTCCTTTCATGGGCGACGAAGCCGACACTCCCGCACAAGCGGTAGGCGGTGAAGAGGAACTGGAAGAAGGCGACGAGCCGATCATTGTCCACTGGGACGAAGATGAGGACGAGGACGAAGAAGAAGCCTCTAGCATCACCGTGAAGCCGGAAGCTCTGGCCGAAGCCGACGAAACCGTACCCCTCACCACGGAAGCCACCCCGCGTAAGAGCGAGAACGTGACAAGCCTCCTTGAAAGCGCCTCCAATATCGCGAACATCAATCCCGGCGATTACACGATCACCTATGGGGAAACCGTCAACATTAACCAGATTGACGCAATCCTCCCATTGCGCGAGTACCGTAAGGAAACCCGCAGGGGATTGAACAACATCGTTAAAGACCTCGGCATCCTCAACCCCATCGTTGTGACACTCACCGAGGAATACCAGAAGTACCTCGACGCTCACGGGTTCACGACCGCAGCAGAAGCAGACGCAGCCGGTTACGCAGGAGCACGCTACAAGCTCATCGACGGCTTCCGACGCATGTCCGCAGCCCTGACCTACAACATCGAGGACGTTCCCGCGACGATCATCCGTTTCCGTGACCCCCAGCAGGCCACTGAACTAGCGTTGTTCTTCCATCTTGTCCTCAACCGCTACCAAAAGCACACGTGGGCCGAAAAGTGGAAGATGCTCCAAACCATAGACCGCTCCTACACGGTCGAAGCAACAGCCCTCGACTGGCTCCTATGCATCGACTTGGGTGACAGTATGCGCCTACGCGACGTAATGGAATGCGAATACCCCGAAATCATTGACGAGTTCGTCAGCGGGAAGCGTTCACTCCTCAAGAGCTACAACAGCTTGCAGAAGGCGCGCCGAGACGAACAGAACCCGCGCGCAATCGACGACACTCGAAGCGTCAATGACGTTGAAGAAGCAAAAGACCTCGCAAACGACGGCGAACAAGCACCGCTGCCCGATGAGGAAGTCCAAAAGCTCCTCGGCATGGGTGAAGAACTCATCAGCGTCCGCGACGAACTCAACACTGAGGCCAACCTTTTCGCCGGGCTAAATGACGAGGACCGCGAGAACTTGGAGAACACTCTCCTCCAAGACGAACTCTCTGGCCTGAAGGACGAGGACTTCCTCGACGAGGGCGAAGTCGTCCCGATCTTCAACAAGCCTTTCAGTCAGGGCGACGACCTTGACGACAGGTTCCCCGGCCTCGGTAAAGACGTTATCCAAGACCCCAAGAACCGCCAGCCCCTCCCGCCCGAAACCCGCGCAGCTATCCTCATGCGTGACGGCGCGAAGTGTCAGGCGTGCGGGTTCGGTGAAGGCTACAAGGACAACATTCACCTCGGACTATTGGAATGCCACCACATCACCGCCGTGTACCTCGGTGGCGCTGACACCGCCAGTAACTTTGTGACCCTATGCAACCGCTGCCACGCAGCCGTCCACATTTTCGCTGGCGTTGGTGGCCGCATCTACATGGACAAGGAACAGTTCAAGACCGTTCCCGCAGCTCAGAGGCGCACCGACGCTATCTGCTTGCACTACGCGAAGATTCTCCTACGCGCCGAAGCAGAAACCGGCAAGCGCCTCCGCAAGTACAAGCCCACCCGCAACCCATTCTGGGTGGCTCAGGCAATCGCAGAACGTGACGTGAAAACCGTCGAAGCATTGACAGGTAGCGCAGCATGAGATGGCATGAAGCGTCATTCATGGGCGCTCGCGGCTACGGGGCAACATTCCCCGACGCTGAGGGCGTTCAACGCGGGCTGATCGCAGCCTACATGCCCCTTGTAGGGGAGTTCTTCTGGGTTGCCCTCCCAGCACCCACGGTCGGCGGCCCGGCGCTCTCAGGCGCGTTCCTGTTGTCCCGCGTTAACGTGACGCGCCTTGCGCGTCTCATCGTCGAGTCGAACGGGGGACGCGCAATGTCTGAAACCGACCTTGTGTCCATGTATGAGACCGTGATGGAAGAAGGCGCACCCATTAAGCCGGAGAACGCAGACAGGCAGACCCTCATGGTGTTCCAAACACCCCACACGCTTGTCTACGCGGACGAGGAAAACGGGAGCGCCCGCGTGACGCTAGTGAAACCGGGAGAAGCCGAAGAAATCGACGCTCAACCCACGTTGAAAGTCCTATGCGGCCTCTACTCGCCAGACCAGACACGCCTCCACGAAGGACTCTGGAAATACGCGGCAGAACGCGGGGTCACCCTCCCCGCACAGTTCGAGCCGGACGGCTACATGTGGGCACTCAAAACCCGCAGCGGACAGTGGGCTTCCCTTGAAAGCGATTTAGGGTACATAAAAAACCCTGATGCGGCGATCAAGCTAGAAGATGACACGGAAACCACCTTGCGGAACATTCTCGACGAGTATCCCGCTACAGGAAGCAACTTCATGTTCGATCTGAACACCCACGCGCAGAACATGTACATCGCGCGACGTGCAATCGAATACATGAAAGACCAACCCGCGCTTCCCGTGTTTGAGTTCGACCGTGAGGCGGCTATTATCCGTACCGCGAAAGCCTTACAACGCATGAAAAAACGAGCCGCTAGGCTCGGGCTATAGCGTTACAAGACAGGCAACAAAACTCGCGCTTAATCCCATCAACCAACAGGAGAGAAAAATACTGATGCGTTCTTCACGCTTTGCTTCATCGTGTGCCCTTGCGGTGCTGTTCGCTGTAGGTGTCGCACCGACCGCGTTCGCTGACACGACCAGTGGAACACCCACGCCGTCCCCGTCCGCGACCGCCACTGAAACGACTCCTACGCCGTCACCCACCCCCTCGGTGAGTGCAACGCCTAGCGCCACAATCCCCACGGTCTCTCCAACAACCCCTGCCGCTACACCTACCACGGCGACACCCGCGCCAACGCCCACCCCCACCACGCCTGCCGCAGCCGACTTCATCCGCCAACACTGGCAAGACATGGGCGGCGAGAACGGTGTCCTCGGGGCGGCTACCTCCGGGCTAGTCCCATTGCGTGACGGCGCGTTCATCCAGTTCTACCGGGGCGGGCAAATCTACTGGACCAGCCAGTATGGTGCTCATGCTTCACGTGGTGGAATCCACGGGACATACGGCGCATACAAGTGGGAGAACGGGCCTCTCGGGTTCCCCACGTCTGATGAAGTAAACCGGACGATCTCAGGCATCCCCGGCGCAGTGCAGACCTACGAAAACGGTCAGATCAGTTGGAGTAGCAGGGGAGGCGCGCACCCTATTTGGGGCAAAATCCTCGAACGCTACCAGAGTGCGGAAGCAGAAGGCCGCTCGCTGGGTTGGCCGCTCAATGATGAGATGAAAGACGCTGCACGTGGCGGCGCATATCAGCATTTCACTGGCGGCTCGATCTACTTCCACCCGTCTACCGGCGCTCACCGGGTGACTGGCGGTATCCGTAACATGTGGGAAGCTCAGGGCTGGGAACGCGGCCAGATGAGCTACCCGACGGGTGAAGAAACCGCTACGGCGAACGGTGGCGTGTATCAGACGTTCCAAGGCGGCACAGCGTACTGGTCGCCGCGTACTGGCTCTTATTACGTGCATGATGCGATGCTTGGAGCATACGGGCGTGCAGGATACGAATGGGGACGTTTCGGTTACCCGACGAGTAATGAAACCCCGTCCGCTAACGGCGGCGTATTCCAGATTTTCCAAGGCGGAACCGCTTACTGGCATCCCGGTTCGGACTCATATTTCGTCCACGACGCAATCATGGGCACCTACCGCTACTACAACTGGGAACGCGGAGAACTCGGATACCCGCTGGGTGACGAGACCGGCACGGCAGGCGGCGGCGTGTACCAGCGCTTCCAAGGCGGCACCGCATACTGGTCGCCGCGTACTGGTTCTCACGCTGTCACAGGTGAGCTACTTGGCGAGTACGGCAACCACGGGTACGAGCACGGACACTTGGGGTACCCGACCTCTGAGCCGTACTGGGACGGTAACCGTCACAAGCAGAACTTTGAGCACGGTGTCCTAGAAAAAGCCCACGACTTCAACGTCGCGTGGGCCGGTCAGCCGAACAACTATTTCTGTGGCCCGACGAGCGGGTGGATGGTCCTTAACGCTATCGGCGCTCACCGCTCTGCACAGGGCGTTCCTTTGAGCATTAACGCTCTCGCAAGCCGCGACTATATGAACACCGTCGGTTACGGGTACACGAGTTTCCATGACCGTCGTTTCGAGTACGGCATGAACAAGTGGCTGGGATATGACGCTTACACGACGATTCACACGCCTACGGTCGATCAAGTCCGTGAAGCCGTGAAGAACTCCTTCCGTAAGGGAATCCCCACTGTCGTTGACGCGCAAGAACGACGCGGGGGACCGCACTACAACGGTCACCCGAACAGCACGTTCTCTCACATCATGGTTGTCACGTCTTATGACCCGAACACTGACTCTATGCGTATCGCTGACCCCGGTGTCCACTACCTGTGGGGCGGTCAAGAGCAGTTCTGGTATCACCTGCCCTCATTCACTCAACGGTTCCTCCAAACCGAGGTTGAGCGTGACGGGCGTGAGCATATCGGTATTTACACGGCGCGATAAGGAAGAAGGTGAGTTCGCTGCAATTGTCTGTCACACGTTTTAGAGGCTTGTCGAGGCGATACCTCGCAGTCGTCGTACTGCTCATGGTGTCGGTGCTTGCGCTCGCGTTCTCGGGGCCGTCATACGCCTATGACGAGTCCTCGTCTCCGCATAACCAGAAAGACAAGCCTTCCACGTGGTGCCAGTATTGTGCGGACTCTGACTTCAACTACAACCCCAAAGAGAACAAGGGGATGTCGCAGCAAGACTCATACGATCTTGGTGCGGCTGGGTGCGGTAATTTTGCGTTCACCGCAATGGAAGTGCGCGCGGGCGTGAAAGCACGCGGATACACGGTCCTCGACATGCGTTCTGAAGCGAAAAAACTCCAAGACGCAAACAAGGACTCGCCGTTCGACGGTCAGGGCTGGCTCTACCAGAACAACTCTCAAGGCTTTAAGCAGGGCGTAGAGAACATTACCAACGGGGAACTTACTCTCGCTGGTATCGACGGGGATACAAATGGTGCTGGGCGTGGAAGCAACCAGTTCAGTGAAGATGACGTGCGTAACGCCATGAACGAGGGGTATTTCGTGGTCATCATGGTCCAAATGGCTGGAAGCACGTCCCGCCACTGGATTGCAGGCGACTACGTTGAAGGCAACACGGTCCACACCATTGACTCCGGCGCGAAAGCCACCACCCTTGACCGCACGCGCTACCCCGGTGGTATTGGCCCGATCTTGAAGTTCTCCCGCAAAGACGGGAAGAAACTCCAAGACCTCCCGCACATCGACGAAGCCGCCACGAACCTCGCGTCCAACAGTGGGGACTCGAACGTCGTGAACACGGGCATGTTGTCTGACTTTGACTTACCCGGTATGCCTCCACGCACGCAGGGCGAAACCAAGCGCATGTCCTCTCAGGACATGGAAGAACTCGCGGGTGTCCAGCTTGCTAGTGCCGGTTTCGACAAGCTCAGCCAAACCGAACGCGACAACATTGTGCAGATCAAGGAACAAAAGCAGCTAGAGGACGCGGCGAGCCTCGACAGTACGTTCTCGCTGGCTATCTCTGTTGTCGGCTTGCTCCTCATCCTGTGGGATGTTCTTCTTGCAGGCGCATACGCTATCGACCTCGTGTTCTCTGGGGTAGGGGCGTTCACATTCTTAACGTTCGGCGGCTACGCTGTCCCGCCGGGTGGGTACGCGGATGAAGCTCTCGGCTCTCCCGACCGTGCGCGCAAGTGGCTTCCCATCCCGAAGGCTATCGGGGTGATGGTGTTGATTTTGCTTGCGTCCGCCCTGTTAACGACGGGTGTTTTAGTGGCTGGGATTCACAACTTGGTCACGAAAGTCTTGTAGGCCATACTGCTACTATTTGGGTACCCTATGGTATTCTTTTGTGTAACAACAGAGGAGAACACATGCCGTCCGTATCGTCCCTACAAAACGCCACAATCCCACTCCCAGAGGTGAACGCAGCAGCCCGCAAGCTCCCCGCCGTTTGCCCCGATTGCGGGTGGGCTACACAAATCAGAGTGGACTATACGCGCCTTGAATGCACCAACCCTTACTGCACGGCAAAAATCGTTGAACGAGCCTACAAGCTCACCCGATACTGTGGGGTAGAAACCCTTTCATGGGACGACGTTAATTCTCACGTGCGTTCCCTGAACGTGAAGAACCCGCTCCGGCTCCTTGACCCCATGAGCCGCCAAAAGCTCCCGGACCTCATCATCGCAAGCCCCCACCTCACGCTCCCACGCTACGTTACAGCCGCGTTCCTCCCATATGTGGGACGCAGTGAAGCCCGAGCCTTGTTTGCCCCTGAGCAGACGTTAGAGGAAGCCTACGAGGGTGTTCTCACTGGCGGCGTGGGATACATCAAGAACAAGCTCGCAATCCCAGACGACACATACAGTTCCCGAGCAGGCAGAATCTACGAAAGCCTCCTCGAATACAAGACCACCCTCGAAGATACGAAGCACCTCATCGAAAGCAGCCACGAATGACAGACAACGAGACCGCCCTCAAGAGTTACACGGTTAGCGTGTACGTCACCCCAAGCGTGCCTTTCGTTAAAGCCACGAGGCGCGTATGCACGATCATGCTGAATGATGGCGAGACCCTACTCTGGCGGAAAAAAACTAAGGTAGCGAAAAATGTGAACGCAACATCAGTTGCCCTCGCTTTCCTCGCAGAAGCGCTCCCCGCGCTGGCTCCAAAGATCACTGACGCGGACGCTCCACTCATCTTTGCGGTGTACTCAGAATCCATCCGTTCAATCCTGTTGGACGGCTATGTTAACCGTCGTTACCGTGAGGAAATTAGAACCCTCATGGGTAGTGCGGTAAATGTCATTCCCAACCGTGAAATCCGTGTCGAAATACTTTCGGAGGAACCGAGTACACGCGGTCTCAAAGGCCGCTCGAAGAAGCGAAATCATGACTTTAGAACGAAGTCCCTTGTTGACGTACTCATCGAGGACTTCTCGAACGAACTCCAAAGCTAACCAAAATGACAACCATCCAGAAAGACCAAGCCATGTTCCACATCAAGCGCCAACGCAAACGCAAGCCTCGCCACGCGCCCTACACGCAATCCGGTAAACCGCCGGTCGTGAAAGAGTGCGACAAGCCCAAGCGCGACCAGTTCACGCCGCCCATGTGGCCGTCAACGCCCCGCTAAAACAGTGCGTTACCTCAGCAGAATGAGGCTCGCTGACCCGGCGGGCCTATGGCAAACGTTCGCGTCTATCAAGGAAGTCGCAAGACGCTACGACGTACCCACGTTGGAAATTATTCGAGCCGTACAAAACGACCCAGACAAAGACGCTTCCCGCTACAACCTGTATGCAACAAGCGCAGCCGCAGCAGCTAACGACAAGAGACGCGAACAAACCCACCAGTACCGGAACATCCCCCTACTGGAAGCAACGTCTAGCACCATTGAAGGCGTAAAAGACGGTTCCCTAGCTGGGACGCTCGACGATGGGTTCCTCGCATACCGCGCCTACCAAGAGACCGTCGATATCGAAAGCGACATTCCGTTCGAGGACGCAGTTAAAGAACTCGATTCTCTCACCGCGAAGTACGTTGAGGACGGTATCAACCTCAAGCTCATGATCGACGCTGCCCCCGTCGTGAAGAGCGCTGCCCATAATCTTGAAGAGTTCCTAGCCGCTCACCCCAGTGTTCGGGGGAGTGTTTTGGGGTATATCGCCTCGGCTCCGTCGTGGAAACAAACTAGGGACGCACTCACTCACGCAGATGAATGAGTATGCGCCCCTAGTGGATATTTAGTGGTCTCAGCCCCGCGTATTTAGGGCCTTTTGCGCATAATCAACGACGCGGGTGAATGCATCTGCGCCGAGAACGCGGTCAATAGCAGCCTGATCGCGAGTCAAAATCTCCCGAACGAGCGCACTTTGAGAGGCCAGTTCCTCAATCTCCTCCATCGAGCGCACGCCACCGTCCTTATTGACGGCGAGCAGTGCGAGTTCAGCAGCAGCAAGAGGAAGATACTGCTTACGGTCTTTACGGCCCGCGAGCGCGCGGCGCATAGAGAACGACTGATGAGCGACCTGCGAGCGGGAGATACGGAACTGCTTGATGTACGAGTTTGCGACTTTATCGTCGTTGTCGATGAACATGCGGGGGTGCATGTCGGAAAGCTGGCGGGCGAGTTCTGCTGCTGCCTGAGCATACTTCTCGTCCCACCCGCAGTATTCGGTGATGAGGCGCGCGTATTGTGGGGCCTTACCTGCGGCGGTGTCGTCGATAACGGGTGCGGGGATAAAAACTCTCTGAGTGGTCATGTTTAACTGTCTTTCGGTTTGGTGCCTATCGGCGGTGTTTGTACGCTCATAATCGTACTAAAACCGCCACAAAACGCAAAATATATTCCCTATTTAGGGACTTTCTGTTTCGTCACACTCAAAATCTCCTCTAAAGACACGGGTTTCAAGTCCCATACGTCCACGCCGACGTTCACCGCCGCGCCCTCATCTCCGCCGAGGAATGGTGTTTTTGCGTGCGCGTGCCCGTACAGGTAGACGCGCGTCCATGCTCCTGCGGACTTCACTAGCGGACGAGACCACCGGAACCGGGGGAGAGGCGCAGTCATTGTTTCCCCGTCGCGCACGTGGCAGCGCGTCCGGTTACACGTATCAACGAATTGGAGAGGCGGATAGTGGCAGACATCGACCTCCACTGGGCCGAAACCGTCAACGTCAGCGAAAAAGTTCAGCATCGGCGTGAGCGTTGAAAACACCGTGCAATACAAGGCGTTCTCGCGCGCGGTGTTTGCCTCATGGTTCCCGCGAACCAAATGCATACGCCGATACCCCACGCGGTTCTTCAACGGAGCCAACAGCTCAACGGCATGTTCAACGCCGCGCGCACCTCCACTGGTCACGTCTCCCACGATGAACACTTCATCACCTTGACGGATTTTCCCCAAGAGACCGCTCATGATCGCGTCGTCATGCGCCGCAGTGTCCTTACGGAAGCCGCGCTGCTTGGTGAGCTGTGGGCTACCCAAATGCAGGTCACTGGTAAACCAATATGTCACCGAAACTTACCTTCCATGACGCTTGCGTTAGAAACGTTATCTAAACAACCACAGCCAACAGGCAGTATTCGCACTTAAAACACCGGAACGGAGAAAACGAGTCATGCTGATTTATCCCGCGAATCTTGAAATCGCACGCTTTGAGGAAATGCCGCAGGTCGAGCGGTACGAGTTCAGGTCGAAAACAATCCGCTCATTCAGGGCTTTTCTTCAAGCCGCTACAGCCAAGAAAGAAAACGGCATCGTCTACACGCAGTTCGCTCTATACGACGAGCACGGTGAAACAGCCGCGTGGAATGTTGTCGGCCCGTGGACCGGAGCCGTACCCATCCGTCGCGTCGCAGCGAGCCTCCTCGCCACCGTAGACGAGTACGCGCCAATTCGGAAAGACTACGAGAACATTGCGCGGCGCATCCGTGCGGAAACAACGAAAGAAGGCGGCTTCCCAAGACAAGGCCGCACCTGCGACCTGTTCGGTGAACCACTAGCCGTCAACCCGCCATACAGCCGCTACGGGTTCATTCGCATCCCCCAAGAATACGAGGAAAAGACCGATGAGAACCGGCGTAAGATCAGGGAAACCGTTAACGCTTCGTGGGTTGCGCACCGGGCAGCTGTAAGCGCGACACTCACTGCGGCGGACAGCATGTTCGAGGGCGCATACCGAGACACATACCTGTCTGTCCTCAGACAGTGCATGTTCGCTTACTCCTACCAGACGGGCGCTATCCCACCCGAAATCGCTGAATCCATGCAGGCAAGCGGACTGTACATGTTCTAATCGAGGAAAGGAACCAGTCTCATGCGGGTGGGGAGGAATCGCCTTCCCTTTCTTTCAGTAATCTGTTAATATGATAACTATTATTGAAACCCGTATCAAGGAAGGGAAGAACGACATGCTTAACACGCTCACCTACGCGGTGCGTGTCGAAACAACTCCCGACCAATCTAAGACACTCTCCGATACGTGCTCCGCTTACCTCGACTGTTGCAACATGGTCAGTGAGATAGCGTGGGAGCATAGGACGCTTAGCCAGAAAACACTCAACCAGCTCGTTTACCGCAAGCTCCGCGACGAATACCATATGGGAGCGCAGATGGCGCAATCGTCCATAATCCGCGTCATCGGGAACTACCGGACAATCAAAGAGATGCATGGAAGCCCGTGGGCGACCAGTCGTCCGGAATACCGTTCCCCCGGCTATGACCTCGTATGGAACAGGGACTACAGCATCCTCAAAGACGGGCGATTGAGCGTAAACACCCTTGAAGGGCGAATTAAAGTCCCCGTCGATTGGACTCACATGCCTGAGCCGTACCGTCACGGGAAGTTCGGTACGGCCCGACTGTTGAACCGGAACGGGAAATGGTTCCTGCTCATCCCTAGCACCGTGGAGCTACCTGAACCGGCCCGACCTCAGCAAGTGGTTGGAGTGGACTTGGGTATTCGTTTCCTCGCCACCAGCTATGACGGTGACGGGCATACCGACTTTTATAACGGGAAGGAGGTGAAAAGCAAGCGCGAGCATTACAAGAGGCTACGCGCCTCCCTGCAAAAGAGGGGGACGCGCAGCGCAAGACGCAGACTCAGAGAAATCGGCAGTAGAGAAAACCGTTGGATGAGAGACGTGACCCATCAGGTCTCTAAGGCACTCGTCAGCCGACAGTCAAAGCCTACGCTCTTCGCGTTGGAAAACCTTGAAGGTGTTCGTCACGCAACCGAAAAAGTCCGCGTGCAAGACCGGTATGTGCAGGTTAGTTGGGCGTTTTTCCAATTGCGCCAGATGATTGAGTACAAGGCTAAGAAAGCCGGGCATTCCGTCATCGTGGTTGACCCTCGTTATACGAGTCAGACCTGCCCGAAATGCGGCACAGTACGCAAAGCGAACAGGGATAAGCGGCTGCATGAATACCAATGCTCGAACTGTGGCTACAGGTCTAATGATGATCGTGTGGCCGCGATGAATATTCAACGGCTCGGGTATCAGAGTCTCGTTGAATCCCAGTCGGACAAGGTCTGACTTGGGCGGGGTGCCGTCAACCACCCCTATGGTGTTCCGCCAGCCCGCAAGGGTGATAAAAGCGGGAGGAACCGACAACCATTCGGCTCCCATTACCGCCGGGCAGGGACAAACCACGATGCTCGTCATCGCGGTAGTTGATGCCGTACTTCGGGTATTCGATGGAGACGCTGGGACGTTGGTTCTACAAGGAGTTTGGTTTGATGCCGTACTACGGGTACTCAATGGAGACACGGGGACGCTGGGTGAAACTGCCTGACGGCACGTTCGGCGTGAAAACAGACGGCTGTTGCAAGCTAGTGTGTTCCAGCTTGCAGGGTGGTCTTACGGCCACCCGCTCCAAGTCTCACGCGGTTTACACCGCTGCTTGGTTCGCACTTCGCAGGGTCTAGCGTTGCGCAACCATGATGGTTGCCCCGTCTTACTGTCCCTCCATGCGCGTTTAGGGTCTCCGGGGCACTCCCGGCGACCATGATGTTAATGGCCGCGTTTAGATCGCGGTCGATCACAAGCCCGCAATGTTCGCACTTGTAGGTTCGCTCTTTGAGGGAGAGCTTGGCTTTCACGCTCCCACACTGTGAGCAGGTTTTACTACTGGGGTACCAGCGGTCAACGAAGTGTAGTCGTGCGCCGGTTTTCGCGGTCTTGTACTCCAACTGACGACGCAACTCATAAAAAGAAACGTCCATGACAGCTTTAGCGAGATGATGGTTTTTCATCATTCCCGCCACGTTCAAGTCCTCGATACTGATGTCTGAATAGGTCTGGGCAAGCCTGGTGGTGAGCTTGTGTAGCGTGTCGCTACGGCGGTTCGCTATGCGCGCGTGGATGCGGGCGAACTTGGCTCGCGCCTTAGCGCGACGCTTCGAGCCTCTGGTTTTACGGCTCAACGCTTGCTGCGCGCGCTTCAACCGCCGTTCATCGGCTTGAAGCGCGTGAGTGTTAGCGATAACGGTCCCGTCCGAAAGCGTTGCAAGTGCCTTAACGCCGAGGTCAATGCCAACCGCTCCACCCTTCAGAGCCTTCTTTACTGGTTCGTCACGTTCAACAGTCAGGGCGGCATACCAATGCCCACCGCGACGCGAGATAGTCATACGTACTACTCTCGCCCCGTCTACACGGGCCGCGACATTCTCAAAGCAATGCACGCGGCCAATACGCGGAAGCCAGAGTGCTTTCGGGTCGCCCTTAATGAGTCCACCATCGCGGGCACCGCTGATCGAGTACGAGAACCTTGGTGTCCCTCGGTCCTTCGACTTGAACTTCGGGAACCCAACCCTGCGGCCCTTCCGGGTACCTTTACGGCTTTTCGACCAGTTAGACAAGGCTTCCGCTAACCATCTAAGCCCGCTACGGTAGGCTTCCTTCGAGTTCTCACGCCACCATATCGCCCCGTCAGAGTCCACGGCCAGAGTGTCCCTGTTTTCAACCCACCAGTGTTGCAGCGAATAGGACGACCACTCGGGTTTCTCTCCGGCTTCGAGGGCGGCTTTCACGTGAGCGAGGCCAGCGTTATAGGCGAACCGTGCTGCTCCCGCGTGTGACGACATGCGTCGTTCCTGTGCGGGAGTGGGGTCTAATGCGACCTTAACGGCCTCAAACATTACGCATAGCCTTCAGTGCGGCTTTCGCCTTGCGCCTCGCCGCTTGCCGCCCATACAGTCGAGCACAGAACGAGGTCAGCACCTCAGTCATGTCAGCTTCAAGATCGTCGCCCTGTTCTGAGTCGTCCACGACGATCAACCGTCGCCCCTGAGCGGTCAACGCGGCCTCAACCAGCCCAGCGTTCACGGAAGCTAAACGGTCACGATGCTCCACAATGATCGTGCCAACAGTAGGGTCAGCGAGAACCTTGTTCAGCTTACGGCGGTTATCGCTCATACCTGAACCGATCTCTGTCACTGTTTCAATGTTCGTCGCGCCAAGGTTGATAGCGAACGCTTTCAGCCGGTCTGCTTGACGTTGCAGGTCGGCTTTCTGGTCGGAAGATGAAACGCGCGCGTAACAAACGGTGCGCGTGCCAGCCGTGGGAACGGGCGGGGCCTCGTATTTCGGGTCGTGAACAAACCATAGGCCCCCGACTTTCTCCACCGGGACGGGCATAAGGCCCTCACGACACCACTTCCACACTGTCTGCTCGTTTAAGCCTTCAAGAGCAGCCCATTCTTTCGCACGCATAAACAAAGCATATCGCGCAAAACCAAATCAAGACAAGTCAAAACTACAGTAGGTTACAGTCCTCAGTCGCTACGACGGTATGGAGTACTGGGACTACTGATTTAGGTGCAAAAAAATGTTTCCCGGCTCTGGATGGAACCTGTCAAAGTCACCAGAGCCGGGAAAACCCTCCAAAAAGAGCCTCTAAAACCACCGTATTAGAGGCTTCCTTAAGAAGAACTATACGGCAGTGTCCTTTTGTGCGTCCACCAATTCTTGGATTCTCACTGTGCTCACTTTCCTACCGGTGTCGGCTAGGGAGAGGAGCGTTAGGAACTCGGGCATTGTGGGAGCACGGTTCCCGCTGTTGATGTTCGCTAGGCGAGTGGTGCCGATGCCGAGGGCTTGAGCAATGTCCTTGTTTGTGCAGCCGCGTTGTTCTTTGACTCGCAGTAGGGTCTCGGTCCATAAGGCTAGGCTTTTGTAGGAGTTCTGTAGTGGTGTTCGGGCCACGGTTTCACCTCGCTTCTTCTAGGTTGTGTTCCCCGTTGAGGGCAATGATCTGGTAGTAGGCCGCGAACTTACGCGGGGAAAGAACCCTCAGCCCGTCTTGGGCTTTGATAATCCAATCTCCCGCGTGTGCGATTCGCACGTGCTTGACGGCGTGCCTTGTTGTCGGGTCGTTTCCGCGCGCATACACGCATAGGGTGGTCCCGATCATGTATGCGTGGTCTCTTCCGAGCCATGTGAGGATACGCCCCTTGGGGACGGGGCCGACCATTGCCGCTACATACAGGTTTTCTGGGTTCTGTTTTGACGACACGAGGACAGCCGCTACGGGCGTTGGTCTAGTCTCAGGCGGGCTAACGACCTTCATGCCGTCCTTGAAAGGCAGGTAACAGTACGTGGGGGGAATGAGGTTTTCCCGTTCCGTGCGTAGCCTGTTTCGCCTCGCAAGGTCTTGCCGCTGTTGTTCTTTCCGGTTGATGCACATTGCGCGCCGCTCGCAGGCGGGTAGCGTGGCTGCGCTACGAGCGGCGGCAATGATCTCGCTTGCGGTAGGCATTAGAACGGGGGCTGGGGGTTGTATTCGTCCACGTAGTCTACAGAAGCCGGGGGAGCGTCATACTGGCGCGGAGCGCCCGTTTCCGTGGCCTTGTAGGTCTTGAACAACAGGGACGGGCCAACTTCTTCAACGCGCATTTCCGTGGAGGTTCGCTTATTGCCGTCACGGTCAGTGTAGGAAGAGGCAACGAGCGTGCCGGTTGCGATCACGCGGTCTCCCTTACGGAGCGTTTCAGCGACGTTCTCAGCGGCCTTACCCCACAAGACGCAACGCATGTACAGCGTGGACTTTTCCACCCACTCGTTGCGCTCGCGGTCATAGCTGCGCTCACTGCTTGCAATCGTGAACGTTGCCATAGCCTTACCGTTCGTGTTGAAACGAACCTCGGGGTCAGCGGTGAGGCCACCGACGATAGTGAACGTGTTCAGAGTAGCCATAGTTGGCCTGCTTTCTGTTGGTTGTTTTGGTGGTTTGTTGTAGCCAAAATGAGGTGTCTGTCAGCGGTGTCCACCCTCAGTCCAACGACCGTTCGCGTTGCCGTTAGACCACTGGCCGTCCTTGTAAATCTGGTTGCCGCTATTGTCATGGCAAGTGGTAGAACCGTTGGTCTTGAGGGTGCAGTTGTAACCAAGACTGGGGTCTGATTCCTCGCTGTAAGTCCAGTAGCTCTCGCCGGTAGCGCGGCCCTGAGAACCGCCAGTAGAACCGGCTGAATGCGAGGCGGAGCCGCCACCATTGCTGTACGAGCGGCCACCAGTAGAACCTGCGGAGCGAGAGTAGGAACCGCCACCGTTGCTGTAGGAAGAACCACCAGAGTTGGAAGAGGAAGCAGCAGCAGCAGCGGCCTGCGCAGCCTGCTCAGATTCCCACTGACCATGCGAGTCGCGAACCTGATTCGACTTCTCACCCAAAGCGTTCGCAGCGTCGGTGAGTTTCTTTTCCTCATCGACGTTCCACTTGCGGTCATCGCCCACGTGCGAGCGATTCTTTACCGCTTCGCGTGCTTCGTCAAGGGTCTTAGCGGTGTCGTCGATGGTGGACTGTAAGCCGTCACGGGTCGCATTGTCCTTGACTTTCCCATCGGTTTCACCCATGAGATTCTTCGCGTCGTTAAGCGCTTGGTCTGCCTTGTTGACGGCCTCATCGAGCTTCTTGATGGTCAGGTCATCAAGCTCGCCAGCAATGGGAGCCATAGCAGCGTTGAGCTTGTTCGTGGAGGTCTTAGCCTGATCGAGAACCTTCTTCAAGGAGTCGATCTTCTCGTTACTGGCCTTCGCGTTGTTGGGAGCCTCGGCCAGAGCGGTAACAGTCGCGTCCGAATCAGCGTAAATAGCCTTGAGCGCGGTCACGTTCTCAGAGTTGAGACCGTATTCGTCGGCCAGAGCGATAGAGGACTGTGCGGACGTGCGGGCAGTACCGAACGCGGTCTCAGCTTCAACGAGTTCAGCCTGAACCTTCTCAACGCCAGAGACCACGTGACGGTTATTGACGTAGGCGTAAGAGCCGCCAGCAATACCCGCGATAACAACGGACGCAGCGGCAATGAGCGCCACGAGCGCCTTTGCGTTGGGCTTGGGGAGGTCGGTTTCCTCGGTGGTGGTGTTAACGGTTTCAGTGTTCATGAGAAGTGTTTCTTTCTGTGTGACAGGTTTGCTTGATGACACCCACTGTAATACCTATTTAGGTACATTGCAAGTCCGTTTTCGTAGTGTTCGCCACACAAACACGCGAAATAATTTCCTAAATAGGGACTCTATGGTGTAACATATACACGTATCCAAACAACAATCCCCCTTATTCCAGACCAAAACACAATCCGAAAGGCATTCCCATCATGTCAAGTGAACAGGTAAAAGGAACCCTCCTTGCCGTAGGCGCTACAGCAGCGTCATCCATGCTCCTCGTCGGGGGATTCGTCACTATTCATAACTCTTACGAGAATGCCGCGAGCGTTGACCCATCAACGGTGATCGACGTTCGCGCAAAGCAAGCCTCTGACGCGGCAGCAGGTGGCACCGGCGAGTTCAGCGATCACTGCCTCGTTATGCGAGAGGGCTACATGGTCGCCGTCCCGTCCGCGAGTTGGACGACAGATGAACAGGGCAACCCCGTCATGGACTCCCTGCCGGGAACACTAGATTGGCAGTGGGTTAATACGACGCGCCAGAGTCCCGGTTGGAGCACGTTCCTTGACCCGCTCACAGTCGGAAACACTTACCCCAAAGTTGCTACCCCCGATGGACGCACGCAGGATAATCTGAACGAATGGTTCGACGTTATTAAGAAACATGTACCGGGTTCATACCCTGTACCCGGAATGCTTCAAGTCGGCTATAAAGCAGATTCTCGCCCCCAGCACGTTCTCGCTGCACACTGTGAATGGGATATCAAAATCTCTAGTTCAGCTCAGGAAGATGACGATAGTGGCACTCTGAGCGATGTTGTGTCACTTGCATCCAATCATTTTTCGGATTCTGTAGATTCCATTACAGAAGATGGAGATAATCTTTCGTGGCTCACAGTGGACGGCAAAAAAGCTCACGTAACAGCTCATGGCCGCGCCTACTACACAGTAAACAAGCCTGTTGCAGGTAATGATATTCCAGCAGACGCAAGGCTCATCGGTGAAACAACTCTTAACTTCGATGGCTCCACAATTTCTGAATACAGTGACCACGAAACTAAGACCGCAACCATCAACAAACCGTCTGATCTTGATGGAGGCTACGTCACATGGGTATGGACCGTTGATAAGAACGATCAGTCAGGGGACTGGGGCAAGTACCTCACGAAGGACACTGTTTCTGACGGATGGGCCACTGAGACAGAAATCATTCAACTCCCCAAGGCTCCTAAGAAACCTAAGCCGAACGCAACGCCTACACCTAGTGTTGTCACGCCGTCTCCCGAGCCGAGCGTAACAACGCCCGCACCCACGCCGAGCGAGTCCTCAACGCTACCACCGGCACCCGTCGAGAGCGGCACGCCCACTACCCCAACACAGGTGAACACCCCGAGCATCAATAGTGTCAAGACCCCTGAAACCCGCACGAACCTCGCGCACACGGGTTCTATGGCCGCGCCGATCATTGAGGCAAGCGTTCTCATGTTGGCAGCTGGACTCACTATTGCTCTCAAGAAACGCAACAACCTCTAATCGCAACTAGCATCCCATCCAAACACACACCAGAAAGGACACTAAACATGCGAAACGAACAGGTGAAAGGCACCCTGCTCACTGTAGGCGCAACAGCGGCATCAACCGCACTCATCGTCGGAGGATTCGTCGGATACAACCACATGCAGCAATCCGCAGCATCCGTCGATGTGGTTGACACATTTAACCAAATGGAAGCCAAGAAGGTTGCAGCGGAGGATACTCAGCACGGCGTGTTCTCTGACCACTGTCTCGTCGCCACCGTAGGGGATTGGACGATGGACCTGATCTCATGGGTTCCAGAGAAGCCGGAAAACGGCGGTCAGAGTGTTGATGACGCATGGGGAAATACTCACCCTGCCGCGAACATTCTTGACACTGACAGCTTGGCTGGCTCCTACAACTGGCAGTGGGTGAACCGCGTAACCGGCTCTTATCAGGCCGCTGTTCCGGGAACCGGCACGACCTACACGATGCTTTCGACTATCGTCGCTAACCCCGCTGACCGCACTCAAGCAAACCTGAATGCATGGTTTAACCAGATCAAGGCGGGCGACAATGGTGGGCATCTCATGATCGGCTGGGGCAACCCCACCCCAGAGCGCGCGCAAACCTACCCGTACAACGTACAGCGCGTGTTCGCTCCCATCGCAGCGCACTGCCGCTGGATGCCGACCGTTGAAGCCGATTCAACGAACTACAAGACTGCTACTGGCAACACGCTACAAAGCGATGTGACAGTCGGGAACGACACGTCATACGGCTCAGACCCGTGGCTGTCAGTGGACGGCGATCAAGCTGTCGTCAAGGCAACCGGACGCGCATACTACTCGGCTACCCCCGTTCCAGCGCAATCGCCTACTGTCCCAGCAGGCGCACAACTGATTGGGGAGGCCACTCTCACGTTCAACGCCCCCGGAACGCAAACTGGTTCCGTCAACAAGCCTGAGAACTTGGACGGCGGATACATCACATGGGTTTGGACTATTGATCGCTCTGAACAAGGCGACTGGTCCGGCTACATGGACGAAGAAGCAGTTTCCACCGATTACGGTGAGGACGCTAACACTGTGAGCGTCCCGGAAAAGCCGAAGCCTGCTCCGGTAAGTAGCGCAACGGAATCCGCTACGACCCCCTCAGAGTCGAACGCTGCGACTCCTACCAGTGGGGAGAACGCCGCCGCTCACATCTCTCGTGAGAGCGCGTCAGCTCAAGGTGCAGCGCCCTCCATTGTGGCGGAACCGTCCAAGACCGAAGAAATGCTTCTATCTGAAGCAAACGCGGTAGGCACTCCCGCTTCTGCTCCCAAGGAAAAAGTGGCACTTATCAACGTCCCGGACTCGCTATCTAACAGCAACGCTCATTCTGCTGCTATCCCTCTAAGCATTCTCGGGATGGAAGCCGCAGCTATGGCTGGCGGGTTGCTTTGGCTGCGCCGCCGCTAACGGAAATGAGGAAACAACAAATGGAAATGACTCAGGTTAAAGGCGTGGCAATCACAGTCGGTGCGACCGCTGCGTTCACCGCACTGTTGACCGGCAGCATTGTCGCGGCACACAACTATCAGGACAAAGTGTCCAGCATTGACACGGTTGAAGCATTCAACGACCTACAGTTTGAGGCTTCTACTATGAGAGAGAGTGGGATGACTGGCACGTTCAGTGACCACTGTCTCACGCTCAAAGAGGGTACCTCGCCGGGGGCAACTCCCCTTTCATGGGTACCAGAGGTAACGGAAACTGAACCCTCCACGGAAACAGGGGTAAGTATCACATACAAGACTGTGGACTTATCTAAGTTGGAAGATAGCTATGACTGGCAGTGGATAAACACGGACAGAGACACGAAGTATCTTATGGACCGTATGAGTAGGTTTTATAGCTCGCTTGAACCCACCCCATATCTCCCCTCGTATGTGGACGAACCGTCGAAACGATCACAAGATAGCCTCGATAGGTTACTCCGCGAGGTTAAAGCCTCTAACCCCCACGAGCACTTCTCAAGACTGGCTTTCGTAAGCGCCGGTGCTAAACCCGCGACAGTAAAATACGACGGCACCGGTGCGACACCTGTCATCGCTGCCCACTGTCGTTGGTTACTTGAATTAAAGTCGAACGCCGTTAAACACGACGCTAACGGCTCACAGTTGAAAGATGACGTGACGGTGACTTCTAGCCCCACGTGTGGTGACGATGAGTGGCTGACGGTAAACGGCGAGAAAGCTCATGTCACGGCTCATGGGCGCGCCTATTACACGCTAGAGAAGCCCGCTAAGGGGAACGCTGTTCCAGCCGGTGCGACTTTGATCGGGGAGGCTGATCTTGATTTCACGGCTCCCGGTACTCAGACTGCGACCATTGACAAGCCCGCGTCACTCAGTGGCGGGTATGTCACGTGGGTGTGGTCTATCGAGAAGAATAACCAGCCTTCCGAGTGGGGTAAGTATCTTCTTCAAGACGCGACGGACGGTTGGGCCGCTGATGATGAGGTCGCTGAGGTTCCCGAAGCCCCCGCTCCTTCTCCGAGCACAACACCGTCCATTCCCGTGTCGGAAACTCCCGGCACGCAGCCTCCCGCGCCTAGCGAAACCCAGCCCACAGTACTGGCTTCCCCCAGTGAGCCGAGCCTCCCACAGCCGCCAAGCGCAAGCCTCGCTCACACGGGCACGACGTTCCTGCCTCTCGTTGGGATGAGCGTGTTCCTGTTGGCTGGCGGAGTGGTTACTGTGCTCAGGAAGCGCAACACGATCTAAATATCCCGCCCATCACACAGAAGTGCGGCGGCTCGTAACACTGTTTCGTGACGCGAGCCGCCGCATCCCCCTAAAAGGACTTAAGAAAAATGATTCGTTCACCGTTTAAGCGAGCCTCACAAGCCGTCGATAACATCGACTATTCAACCGATGAGGGCAAAGACAAGGGCGCGCGCGTAGCCGTCATTCTCGCACCTATCGCTATCGTGCTCACTGTCCTAGCGGTAGTGGGGATTTGGCTGTTCGCGTCGGGGCGTTTCAACCCTGAGAAAGACGCTTTCCAAGAGGCCCAGAAGCAGCTTCAAGAAAACACTGAACGGTCAGAAAAAGGCGTAGCAAACGCGGGAGTGGCGCGACCCGTTAACACTGGCACAACGAACTGGACACTGTTCCCCGCTCTGCCCGGTGGCGCGTCGTGGGATACGTCTAACGTCGCGTATGACGACGGCTGCTTGAACCTCACCCAGCCCATTAAGAGCGATCTAGCGTCCGCATATAAGACCCTCGACGGCACGGAAATGTACGCCGTCGCCTACAGCAAAGACCTCAACACCACTCCGGGCGGCTGCACAACCTCGACGCTAGAGGCTGGCTACTACTTCCTCTCAGACGGCGCATCAAGCGTCTTGTACGTCGCTCATGTTGGTGACGCTAAGCGCGTGGACGCGGATAACGCGATCAACATGCAAACAGCGAACGGCTCCTATGCGATCTGGGAACAACTGTTCCGCAAGAGCGACGAAGCAGGAAACCCTGTCGTCCGTAATCTCCCCGACGGGTGGGATAGCGCAGCTCTCGTCGTCGGCTGGCATAACACTCCCACCAAGCAATCCGAGACAATGTTCGAGGTTGCGCCCTCGACACTGTATGTCGCGTCCTATTCCACTCCGGCAGACGGTGGGACGGCGTTTGCTGCCGCGTGGCAGAGCGTATCGACCTCGCCAGCCCCGAAGGTTGTCCTGTTGAAGAACAGCCAATCGGAAGGGCTTTTAACGGGTTCCCCCATGTGGTTCGTGAGTGTTGACTAGCAACAACATGCCAGCGTTTTAAGGACCACACAATGAGTATCGGTATTTCTATAGGCGACCTGCAAGCAACAGCGGCTTCTATCCCGCATCAGATTCCCGCAACCCCCATGCACTTGTATAACGGGGTGACGATGCACAGCTATTGCGCGAGCGAACTAGCGCCCATTCTCCTTGCTAACAAGTATGGTGACCCGTCGGTTAGTGACGACATGGTTCTCCAAAGCGGGGGCAGTGGTATTGCGAGCGTAAGGCTCCGCAACGGACTCGTATCCATGCTGTGCAATCGCGGCCTGAACGTTGAAGCGGGTAGTGGCCGGTATCCGATGGTGAAGTACGGAGATTTTTATTTCACGCTCATCATCGAGTCAAGCAAGCCCATGTTCCGTCCATACATTGACAGCAAGCTCCTGCTTTTGCGTTCGGGGAATAGTGTTTTACGTAAGCAAGTGCGCTCACTGCTACGTGAGGCAGGGCGCTTGGGCGGTAAGACACGTTCGGACACTATGCGTCTCCTCGCTTCAATCTGCCGCGACGGCGTTCTCGCCCCACTTGAAGTACAGTCCCTCGCTTCCCCTGAATTATGGGAACGTGCGAACATTCGCAGCGGTTTAACCGTAGACGCATAAACAGCGTTTCGACGAAAGGAAAACGATCATGGCATACAACCGCCCCGTAGACGATTCTGGTTTTAGGCGCTGGTGGGCTGAGCCTAATGTCGCGTTCGAGCAGGCAGACCCTCAGAAAGCATGGTTGTGGTACTGCCGTAATCGGCACACGTTTAAGACGACTGGCGTTGCCGCGTATGAAACGTATATGACTTACGGTTACCTGATTTGCGCTGAATGTGAAGATGGTGGCGCAGCAGTCCGCCGCTACTAAACAGGGTGACTGTAGTGCGCAGGGGATACCTGTCCAATCGGTTGGTCAGCTACCGCAATGCTCGTCGTCGCGGTAGTTGACCGAATCCCGTCTCCCAAGAAAGTGACACACGCCATGCCATAGTGCGACTATTTATGTACAGCATGTGTTATTGTTGCCTTGTACAAAACAGGAGCACCCACACGGGTGCGTACAACCGTAAAGGGAGGCATAGACAAATGCCCGCAACAATTACACGCGCATGGACGCACGTTAAAAACTTCATTGAGCGCCACGAACTCGCTTTCCTCACCCCGTTCTTGGTTTTGTCATTCCTCATGTACAAAGCCGAAGCGGGATACCCGGCAGATGCATACTCGGGTCTCGTCACGATCTTCTTCTTCTCAATGGTCTGCCTATATTCGGGTGCAATCGCTGACCGCCTTGGACTTCTCCCCGAAGAAGCCCCCGAGGAAGAAACAGAGGAACCCGCGACTGCTACCAAGTCTGTTGAAAAAATCACTACACGAGGCCACTACACGTGGCGCGCGTAAACTTACCTAAAGGAACCAAACACTAGACAAGCTCGACTTGGAACCAGAAAGACATTTCCCATCATGTTCGCCACAGCAAAGCATTCGACCAGCAAGCCCTATGGGCCTGTTGCAGCTTTCGTATGCGCGCTCACCGTGGCGTTCGGTTTGCTTTTAGGTTCAGGGAATCAGTCGGTAGCTGCCCAAGCGGCCCTCAATGGGGACGAAAACGCTCCCCTTAAAGGAACTGTCTCAGGGCTTTACAGTCTCGACGAAGCTGGACATGCGGTTGCCGGTGTTCCGATTCGCGTTGAACTCACGGGAAACGCGGTATTCACTGAGACTGCAACTAGCGTTTGGGAAGGGGAAACGACGCTTGAGCCGCTTTCTCTTCAATGGGAAAGTGACGGCACTCAACCTGTCTCCTATAAGGTCTATTTCGATTCGACTAAGGAGATTCGCAGCCCGCTTTCTCACTCAGAAGGAACAGTTCGCGAGGCTCAGAACGTCTCGCAGCCGGTTCCTGTAGCTACAGCAGCGCAGTCTTACCCTGAGCATGATTACACGACAGTGAAAACTGTTTCCCACACGCTCCCGATTATCCCAATGATTATGCTGCTGCTAGTTATTTCCATCTTGGGACTAGCCCTACGCTATTCCCGCACCAAGCCCCCGGCAGGGCAAAACGGTTTACATGCCTTACCGGATTGTTTGCAAACAAACACAACACGAAAGGAATGATGTTTTGACTACATCACCTACCCATGCGCGGCCCGCTCAGTCGAGCCGCTTCCGCCGAGCACTTTGGTCTCTTGGTGCTTGCGCGATTGTTGCTGGCAGCGCTTTCGGCGCAGCAAGCTCCATTCCATCAGTACAGCAGGCCGCGAACGCTGCCCCCGTTGGTGGTGGCCTGTACATCAACATCGGTGACGGTCACCAGTCGTGGATGGGTGGCTATCAGGCTCCCTCGAACGCAGATCAGGAATACCCCGTTTACTGTGTGCAGATGTGGCTCCCGAACCCCACGCCCGCTGACGTGGTTACGAAGGACACTCTGCATGAGTCTCGTATGCTCGGCCCTGAAGAGCTGCACTTGAACACTCAGCAGATGGCTTTCGTGTTCAGTCAGCACGCGAAGGACCAAGAGTCCGTGAATCAGGCCGCTGTTTCGCTTCTTGTTCACACGAACTTTGAGCAGAATCAGGCCGGACGCGACATTCAGGAGTCCGTGAATCACTACGTGAATCAGGTGAAGGCTCAGCGTATGGACGTGTACAACCGTGCAGTCCAGTACGCTGCTGAGGCTCGCTCTATCGCGACCAGTGGTTACACCGAAGGTGACGTTACTGGCGACAATGATCGTCATGGTCTCATCAAGGACATCAAGGGATACAACGAGCGCGGTGAGGCTGTTGCAAACATCCCGCTCCGCGTCGAACTGACTGGCCCCGCAGTCTTTGACGAAACCGGCACTAAGACTTGGACCGGCGTGAGCACCACTGCTCCCGAGACTCTTCACTGGACTGCAACCGGCAACGGTGAAGTTCAGGCCAAGATTTACTACACCTCCGGCATTCGTCGTACTTTCACGAAGTACGTTGTCGGCTGGGGCGTTCAGGAAACCCTGTCCTACGGTGACCGTAACGCTGCTGCTGACCCTGAAGAGGTCGAGAAGCCCACTCGCAAGTGGCACGCGATCTTTGACTTCCAGCCCGAAGGCACCTCGAACGTCGGTGAATCCAAGTACACCGACGGCAAGAGCATTTCCGACACCCTGACCGCTTCCGTTAAGAAGGATTACGGCGACGGAAAGTGGCTTGAGATCGACGGCAAGAAGGTCCCCGTCAAGTACGAAGGCACCGCCTACTACACTGGCGAGAACGCTCCCGCCGCTTCTAACGAGGTCCCCGCTGACGCTAAGGCTGTCGGCACCGCGACCCTGACGTTCGACGGCGAAGGCACTCAGACCGCCACCGTTACCCCCACCGAAGAACTCAAGCCCGGCTTTGTCACTTGGGTTTGGAAGGTCACCAAGAACAATCAGGGCGACTACTCGAAGTACATCCACGAGGACTGGACCGACGGTTACGCTGCCGCCAACGAGACGAACAGCTTCCGCCACAAGGCCAAGATCAACACTGCTGCGTCTATCCGCACCACTCAGGGCGGCACCTACATGGTGGACGACATGTGGGTTGACGGCCTGCCCACCAACCACGGTGAGTTCACTGGCAACGCCGAGTTCGATAAGGACGGCGCAACCCTGAAGCAGGACCTCCTGTTCTTCCCCAAGGGCACCGAGGTTAAGGAAGCCAACAAGGACAAGGCCGAAGTTATTTCCTCGACCACCGTCCCTGCTAAGAACGGTTTCTACCCGTCGATTGGCACCAACGGCTTCAAGCTGAAGGAAGGCGCTTCCGGCACTTACGTGTTCGTCACCTCGTTTGAGGGCGACAGCCGCGTTGAGGCTTACACCTCTAGCGTTGAGGACGTGACCGAACAGTACACGGTCGATACTCCCGAAGAGACCCCGACCATCGGGACCACCGCCACCGACACCAAGGACGGCGACAAGGAAATCAACCCCACCGGCCCCGTGTCGATCACTGACCGCGTGTGCTACGAGAACCTGAAGCCCGGTAAGGAATACACCCTGACCGGTACCCTGATGGACAAGACCACTGGTGAGGCTTTCCGCAACGAGAAGGGTGAGGATATTTCGTCCTCGACCACTTTCACCGCTAAGGAAGCTAAGGGCTGTGAGAACGTTGTTTTCGAGACCACTGGTGAGACCCTGAAGGGCCACGACACTGTTGTGTTCGAGAACATGTTCTCTGACAACAAGCGCATCGCTGTCCACGCTGATATCAACGACGAGGGCCAGACTGTTCACCCGAAGGTCACCCCCTCGACCACTGCTCCTGCTGCTCCCGCTCCCAAGGGCGGTAAGCTCGCACACACTGGCGCTATTACCGGTGGCGTGCTCGCTGTTGCGGGTGCCTCCGCTGCTGGTGGCGTTCTTCTCATGAAGCGTCGTCGCAACGAAGAGGACTGAGCTAACGCCTAGTAGGCTTTAGCCGAGAATCAGTTAAAGGGAACTCCCCGCTTACGTCTTTGTGAGCGGGGAGTTCCTGTATGTTCATTAAACCACCGTTTGTTGCACGCGCATCTATAGGGGGAGAGGCCCCCCTGCGAGCGACCTCCCATGCGGGCAAGCCCTACGTGACACACTCGGGCCATACTGCTACTATTTAGGTACAACACAAACCCATAGGGCGCACCAACATCAACACAAACCCTTAAACCGCGCCACCAACACGCATTCCTTAAACACATCACACCCAACAGGACAGGACACCACCAATGAGCGTTTCGTTCCAGCTAGTACACTTCTCAGGCCACCGCGTAGACGCGGAAGCCACTATCACCGCTAACACGCTCGCTGCAAAAGCTGATAAAGAGATCGTCCTACAAGGCACCATTGACTCGATAGCCTGCCGTAGCGACGGGGAGTTCATAGACTCTCCCGTACCGTTCACCGTGCAATACGTTGAGATCGCCGCCGTCATCCCCGCATACATCATCCGCGTCTACGACAACGAACACCACATTCTCCTCAAAGACCTACAAGACGGGCGGCTCACAATAGGCTCAGAAGAACACCTAGTGCGCCTCCTCGCAGAACGCGCGGGAGAAACGTATCTACAGTGGGCCGACGACCCGCGTAAGCACCACTACTACAGGGGACTGCCCTACAAGGACACTTACCGCGTTCTTGACGGTAAGCTCTCGCAGGCGTGCCTTGTGCGCTACGGGAAGTCATTGCACCGCACTCTGCGAGCCAATACAGAGCTGCACCGTCAGGTCGTCACATGCCTGCTCACCATCCATAACCTCATGAGCGGCACAAAGAATGACCTAGAGAAAGAACGCTACTGCCTGAGTCTCGTGCGCATCTACCAAGGCAAAGCACAAGTCATCCCCTACGGGAGCCGCGCATACAACAACCCGCAAGCCGGAGCCGTCGATATCGACTACGCGCTCATTCACACGCTGCCAATCCTGAAATACTCAGCGCCAGTTGACCCAAATGAACGCGGGACTGTCTCGATCATTCACAAGTACAAAGCACTCGGCTACTCCAAGGTCGATATCGCTTTCATACTCGGCTTAGACGAAACCAGCGTCGAAAACGCGCTTAAAGAAAAGCCGCGTTACTAGCCAAAGAGGACTACAAGCCAATAAGCGGCTCTACTGTGTTTTCGTTGCAGTAGGGCCGTTTTCGCTTATCCCGGTCTCATTTTTCGGCGTTTTTAACGCCTTGGTCATGAACATGTTCCTTGGTCATATAGTTGTGGTTCTTGGTTATGGAAATCGTGTTCCTTGGTTATGGAAATTAAATCCTTGGTCATATAGTTTCTGTTTTTCGCATGGTCGTGTTTTTGGGGCGTGTTTTAC